CCTACAGCTCCACTTGATTGACCTCTTACATAATAGTAGGTACCACTTGCAGTGTCACTTGCTAAGAAGTTTCCTTTCTTATTAGTAATCGACATTACCGATCCACTAGAGGTATTTATAAAGTGAACAGCACCATTCGCGTCAGTAGAATCCTGTTTAATTACTTCATCAGCTGTAAAAGCAACACTAGATGTATTAACAAAGCCAGTTAATCTTAGTCTTTGATCAAATGTTGATGCATTTGATGTTGATTTATCTGATGTTTTTATTGAGTGAACATTACCAGTTGCTGATGCATTTGCTGATGTATTGCCTGTAATTTGTAATCCAGTAGAAAATTGTCCGTAAACATTTGCTAGATTCATTGTTCCTGTTGCTCTTGCTGACACTATACCATAAGCGCCACCATGTGTTGCATTAGAAGATTGAGTTATTAATTCTCCTGCTGTAAAGTCTGTACCTTCTGAATTAGCTGAACTTGCTGTAGTGTTCAATGTTAGTACAACATTTGCAAACAGTGGATCTTTTAATATACCAACTGTTCTAAAATCATTTTGTGCCGGAGTGTTTCCGCCTTCATCATCAACGAAATCTACAGATACCCCAACAGTGTCTGCATATAATTCGTTAATAGGATCAGAACCATGGCCGCCTGGTGGCCCTATAATAGGTACAACATTTGCATTATTAGCTTGAGCAGTTGTATTACTTTCTACAATTCCTGTGTTCCCCAACACTTGAGCACTTGCGAATGTATAACCTGACCCTCTGTTTGTCACCTCAATTGTATCAACTGAGAAGTTTGCTGTATTAACTATTGCTCTACCCTCTGCTCCCGTACCATCACCTGTGATAGTCACCTTAGGTGTAATCTCAAATCTTGATGTGGTGTCGATAGTTGTGCTGAATGCATTTGCAATTAATACTCTTCTTGCTGATCCAGTGACAATATATTCACTAATTGTTTTTGTCTGTCCACTACCAGTACCATGTACTATAGTAAAAGCAGACCCTTTATAAAAATCTGTATTTGATGAAATTGATGAAGTGTCTGATGCAATGCTTGACACTTGTGTTAGTACTTTTGAGCTTTGTCCTTTTATTACTACGTTAGTTGAATTAGCTCCAAATAAATCTCCAGCTATATCAACAACTTTTAATACTGTACTATTAGCTGAAACTACAACACCATTAGCAACACTGTTAGAAGTGTTAGGATCTGTATTACTATTATACAAATCTCCATTTGCAAATTTGCCCCAAAGATCAATTCTTTCTACTTCTAATGCTGTATTTGATCCAGCTGCTGTTGTATTTGCAATTGTGACATTAGCGCTTACTAATGATTCAAGTTCTATTATTAAATTATTACCACCTACTGCAGCATCTTTTACAACACCATTAGCAACTGAATTATATCTGGTACCACCATTAACAACTGATACTGTATCAATAGCGCCGGCTACTGCATTGCCTGTTACGTTTGTATCAATAACTAATGGTATTTTATCTGCTGTATTAAATTTTGTGTGTTGTGCTGCTGTTAGTTCGTACATATACTTCCACTGATATTTGTCAGCAGTTGTAATATAAATGTCATCATTAGCAGCTGTTTCTGTTAAAGTTGGTTTATCTGTTGATGCAGCACCTTTATTATTGTATAGACATTTGAATACACTAAAGTTTCCATTTGCTTCTTCTACTGATACAAAGAAACTTTTATCTTTTAATGCACCTTCTGTATTATCGTATTGTGTATAAACTGTTCCATTTGCCCATGCGTTCTTATTAACCATGTGCTTAATATCACTTGTGGTAATCTGCTTACCATAAATCATATCTCTATACTGTTGATAGAATGAATCTTCTTCTGAGTTGTTAGCTGTAGGTGGTGTACTGTCATCACTAAATGTTGTATGTTTACCTAAGTAGACATAGTAAAGAGAGTTCGCTGACTCATTTAGTGACTCTACAAATTGTTTTGCATTGTGAGTGTTAAGATTTGTTTTTACTAATTTACCCATTTACCTATACTGCCCCTATTGAGCTATTACTTACTGTCACAGCATTGTTTACTGTACTTTCTTTAATTACTTTACCAAACAATCTTGTACCTGAAACGTGAGCTGCTTTTAATAGTATGTCTCTATATTTATCAAGAGAAAGCCCAGTCTCTACAACATAAGAGTGAGATTGGTAATAATCGTTGTCGTGTATATATTTAGCATTCAATTCAGACTCTGATGATGCCCAATATCCATTTCCTAGACCAGTAGTTGTTACATTTGCTGTTCCGCTAACAACAATGTTAGAATTTCCTGTGTGTCTTAATGTTAAATTTGCTCCGTGTTGGTATCCAATACCACTATCAATAACTTCTACATTTGACACAATACCGTTTGCTGCTTTAGCAGTAGCATTGATTGAGAAGTTGTCACCAATTGGTCTAGTATCAGTATCTTGATATAAACTATCAATTGTTCCACCTGCTCCAGATGTAGCACCAGTTAATGATCCAGTATCATTAAATCCAACGCTAAATGATAATCTTCTTATACCAACGTCACCTGTTCCATCTCCATTATTATTAAATTTGTATACAGTTCCTTTTGATACAGATGAGAATGATATTGAACCATTACTTGCTACTGTGCTGTATACATTAGTTTCATTATTTGCTGTATTTGCTGACCCGATTGAAATGGCATTTATCGTCGAGTTAGATGTAAATGGTTGAGCATTTACAACAAATGTTACTAGACCATTAGCAGCAGTAGTCTTAACCCTGCCGTTTTTGATATTAATAACTGTACTATTAGATGATCCAACATCACCAATAGCATTAACAGTACTGTTCTTAACTTGAATTACCGAACTTCCAATTGGGAAATGTTGTGTGTTTCCTGTTGTTGTATTACTTGATGATGATGTATTTTGTACTGTAATAGTATTAAGAGTAAGTGTTTGTCCTCCTTCTGTGACAGTCTGGTTTACAACTTCTCCTAATGTAAAATCTTTATATGTTCCAGGTGTTGATTCATTCATTGATGTTAAATTAACTACTATATCTCTTCTATCAAATTTAGCAATACCTTGTGTGTATACTGATACAAATGGATCGAAATTATAATTATTACCTGGGTTAATGTCTGTTATTGTTGCAACTGATCCAATGTTTCCACTATATCTTGTTAGTACGTTATCAATAATAGTGTCGTAATCTCCATTTGGATCTTTAATAAATCCATATCCAAAGTCTACATTAGCTGTTAGTACTGCATCAGCACCAGCTGATGTTGCTATTGTTCCTACTATATTCTGACTATAGAAACCTGCACCTGCTGTTATTACTGTTGTGCTTATAATTTCACCATCAGCATTAGTTGTGACGTTTGCTGTTGCATTTGTTGTTGGTGCACCACCACCTGCTCCACCTGTTGAAAATGTTACTACTTCACCATTAGCATATTTGTTGCTAGAGCCTGCACCAGCATTTCTAATATCAACTGTGTCTACAAAACCTACACCAGTATTACCTCCAGCAGTATTTGATAAGTGTCCAGCTATTACACAATCAAGGAATGCTACGTTAGCTGTATTGTTATCTGAAATAAAGTCTGTGTATATTGTTATTGATTCTTCGTTTTCTAATGTTCCTATTTTAAAAGTAGATCCAGTTCCTGATCCAACTGATACAACATTAGCATATGTATTTGAATCAAACCCTTTTATAAATGCAGCTGCGTTAGCATAGAATGTTCCTGTTGCTCCATTTGAGAATAATGGATTTCTAAAACCAACATTAGTTGTATTTGATCCAATAACTTGTGCATGTACTGATGCATTACTGTATGTATCAACTGTTGCATTAGATCCATTGTTGCCTTGTATGTAAATATCGGCTGCACCTGTATCTGTACTAGAAGTAAGTGATGCTATTGCATTTGATCTTCTACCTTTTAATTTCTGGCCATTAGTAAAAGCACCTGATATTTCATGCATATTTAATGTATAAACTTTAGCACTTGAGTTTGTAAACGTACCTATTATACCATTAGCACCTGTTGTTGTCACTGAAACCCCTGTTACGTTTGCAGTGTTTGCTGTACCAGAAGTTATATCTTGTACATTGTCATCAGTTGACCAAGCACCAAATGAACCATTAACTGTCATTACTGTTGAATTAACTGTCTTAACTAATCCATTAGCACTGCTTGAATCTCCTCTAACATGATCTCCAACTGAGAATGAACCACTTGTTCCTGTAATGTTTAACGTGACATGGCTTTCTTCATCTAGTTCTTCACCTGCTTCAAATATGTGAGTGTTAACAGTTAAGTTTGCTGATAATGCTAATTGGTCACCAAATGTACCTGTGAATGGAGCAACGAATAATGTTCCATTAGCTCCATCTGTAGTTCTACTTAATACATATCCATTTGCTACAACAGTTCCACCAGATTTTTTACCAACTAGATAAGGTGTTGTGCCAGCATTAATTAATATGGCCATGTCTTCGTTCATTTGTGAGCCACTTAGATAACTTATCTTTTCTACTTTTTGATCTACTCTTTCTCTCATTAAGAATTGAGCATTGTCTACTTTAGATGTGTTTGAATATGATTGAGCAGCATTAACAACATTAGCGACTTCTAAGTTTTGTGTGTTAACATTTATTGTAGTAAAACTTGTATTTGTTGAGAAACCAAAACCACCATTTGCAAATTGATATTCTACTAATCCAGTAGCGTTATCAATAGATGTCACTCTAACCTGTCCTTGCTTACCAGTGTCTGCTATTAGATCGAAAGTGTCCCCGATACTAAAATCTTGGCCACCCAAAGTAATGTCCACAGAAGATAGAGAACCAGTAACCACTGGCATGTTATCCGTAAGCCCATCCGAAGTCTTAGCAATGATTTCACCACGTAAAAAGTTTCCTCTTAAATTTGATAATTGAATTACATGAGTTCGTACGCCTCCCATGTTCTTAGTTGATATGCTTTCTATGAATCCTTTTGCTCCACTAGTAGCACCAATAATTTCTGATCCTTCTAATCCTATAAGAGTGTCTAAGTCTCTTGCGTACACCTCAATATATCTTGGTATTCTAAAGTCGCTTGTTGAAGGTCTAATAACGTCATCAGCTGGATTTGTTGTTTTTGCATCTTGATCAAAAACCATCCTGAATAATAATTGAATTGATCTGTCACTACCTTTAGCTCTATAAAAATCAAGTATATGTTTAATAGTTAATCTATCATCTGATTTTATTAATCCTGGTAATTGCTCTAGGTATAGCTTTTTAAATTGATCTAAAAATGCAGCTGTTGATTGATCAATGTCTTGATATTCTATTAGATTTCTTGCATAATCTAATGACTGGCCAGTTTGTTCAAGATACTCATAGTACGCCTCAACGAACTTCTCAAACATGAGCCCGTCTTCTCTATAAAATTGAGGAAAGTGATCTTTTACGAAAATCGAGATCTTATCGTTAATCTCTGCCGGCATTAGATTCTCTCTTGTTCTATCGCTATGCTCGGTGTTTTGTTATAAGATAGTATTATATTCTTATTTGATTTTAGTGTTTTAGATACTGGATTAACTGATACTGTAATAGCATCACCAACAAATGAAGATACTAAGAATTTTGAAATTGTGACTTTTCCATTAGTATAGTCGACTGTTCCTATATCGTTGTTCACTACTGTTAGCACTGAGCTTTCTTGTTGTACAACTTGTAATACACCATTGCCATTATCTCTTAATGAACAGCCTCCTAAACCAGAGTATGTAAATAACGAAGAAGAAACAGGTGCGGATCCATCCGCGAACAGACTCGAACTGTCCGGTAACTCCCTGTAAATCTCGTTTACAAAATCTAACGTATGATTACCACTAGTATTTAATGTTGGTGTAAATTTCTTTTGTAGCAATATACTATTCTCACTGTTTAATATTGATGCATCTGCTGCATCAATTGCTGCTGATAATTTAGATACTCTTAATTTAGAGTTAAAATCATTTATGGTGTCTGTTGCGTGTGTATTAATTGCAGCTGAAACTATTGTTTCAATCTCGCTGTCACTTTTAGTTGTGATATTAGGATTATACAACACTTTGCTTGTAACGTCAACATATAAAAACGTTGGATCAATAACTTTTGGTGTTATTCCTAAAGGTGCTCTTAAAGAAACGAAGTCTTCTATTAGCTTTTTCTTACTATTTGGTATACCGTCTGCATTTTTTAAATCGATTGATATTAGTACTTTACCAAATTCAGGCGGACTTGCTTCTTCTCCACCATACACATTGATTGCTTCAATGTCATTAAATTCTTGTTTTAATATTGTTTTATAGTCATCTGTTGTGACTGTTCTGTCTTGAATTGCTAAAGACTTAGGTGCATTAAACTTAACAGAGTTGTTGCTTTCTGCAAATCCTCCACCTGATGCTGCTGACACAGTTGTCACTACAACATTGCTGTGTCCTTGAATGTCATCACTGTTTGTAAATACTGTTGCTTCATTTGCTGTATTAGCATTACATTTTCTATAAGTAGCCTCAACAATATTTCCATTAATTAATTCTCTACCTAATATTCCATCACCAAATTGTAATTCGTACTTACCACCTTCTGCTGGTACAATATAATATACATTAGATGTTCCAGAAAGACCAATAGTTGTTAAACTGCTCTTCCATTCTGCATTTGATGTATCACTAGATGATGTAGTAATCTTAACTGCTAAACTGCTTGTATCTATTTCTGGGTTGCTTAATACAAATCTTTGATCTGTATTGGCTGTATTAACTTGGAATAATTCTGTGACTATTTCTCCCTCATATATTGAAACACTATTAGCATAATATCTTCCATTAGCATCTGCTTGAATTGTTTTACCTTCGTCTGTTGTAAATGTATATGAGCTACTATCTACTGCTGTTGTAAATGTAGTGTACTTTGGCATTGTAATTGTACCAGGTGTATTTGCTGGGAAGATTTCTATATCTACTTCTGCTCTTGCTGATGTTTGAGACTTTGGTAAGTAGTTTAAAGTTTTAGCATGAGACATTATACTGTCTCTTAGTTGTGCGCTATCTAAAAATGATTCTGATGCAACCTGGTTTAAATAAAAATTTTGCATGAATGTGTTATATGCCAATACATCCAATAGGACGTTTAAGTTGGATCCTGAAAAATTGTAGTCTGAAAGTATACTTTGCGACTCAAGATAAGTTTTAAGCTCACCTTTGATATCTGCGAAGTCTGTATTTGCTACTGATAGTGCACTGTTTGCCATTTTATCTTATTCTCTCTAAAACGAGGTTTAATTGATTTATCCTCTCACTATTTATTATACTAAACATAACAGTTACGTTTAATGTGTTGTTATCCTCATCTGGTGATGTTTCTATGTTTACAAGATTACATCTAGGTTCATATTGTTCTATTGTTTCTGCTATATAAGACTTTACCATCATAACTGTTTGTGGTGTAAAGTTTTCAAATAAAGCCTTTCTAACATCACAACCAATCGTTGGTTGAAATGGTCTTTCCATTTTATCAGTTAATACAAGATTCTTTATAGACTGTTTAACTGCTTCCACATCAGATTTAAGCGCTAGATCCTTATTAATAGGATGTGCTGTTAAAGATGTGTTAAAATCAGAAAAAATTGCCATGTTTTTATTTATGCCTCCTCAAGCCCAGCTACTTCGATCCATTTCATTTTTAGTAGCTCATCTCTTAGCGGTATATGTTTGTTTTCAGTCTGCTTTGGAGCCTTAACAAAGAATGTTTCATATTGGTCTTTTGGTATTATGTGTTTCTTTCTATCAGGTGGAGGTGTTGCTGTAAATTCTGAGTCACGTACTTTAAATTCATCACTACTTAGTTTTCTTTCTACATTTGGATCTTTTTGATTATATTCAATCTCCATGTTAGTTTTATAGTAGTTAATAAATTGTGTGTACGCTGTATGATAAAATTCTTTATCTAAACTAAGTGCACTCTTTGCTGATCTCATGCCAAAGAAAGCTGCTACTCTAAGTTTTTTCTCATATTCTATTCTTGATTCTCTAAGAGCTTCCATGTGATCTTTTAATTTTTGTTGGTCAGCATCATATTGTTCACTTGCTTCTGTTAGCTTTTCTTGATCAATTGGTGGTCCAAAGTCAAATGGTTCTGTGTCTGGGTTAGGTTCAGCCATAATCTTTTCAGCTATTTCCAATGCTTGGTCTTTAATCTCTGGTAGAATATCAGTCTTTGGATCTACACTATCCTCATCTGCTTCTGCATCCACTGTAGCTGCTAATGCTGGAATTCCTTTTTCTATTACTTTGCCAGCTGCATCCATTTCTAAATTAGGTACTTGGTTACAAACATTATCTAACATATCTGTTGGTGACTTTTTAAATAACTTATCAGCTGCACCACCTATTAAATTTCCTACTGCAGTTAAATCACCTGATGCTAGAGCAAGTAGTTCGCTGTCTTTAGCACTGTTTACTATTTCACCTACTTTACCTAATCCACCTGCTAATTTATCTTTGAGATTTAATTTGTCTTGTTCTTCTTTTAGTTTTGTTCCAGCTGCTAACTTATCTTTATAGTCAAGATTCATAGCATTTAATTCTTTTGAATCTAATCCTATATCATCAAACACTTTATCAAGATTAACTTTATCTCCAAACTTCTCTTTCATCTCATCCATTTGCTGAATCATTGCAGCAGGATTACCTGTATTACTTAACAGGTTAGTCATTTGATCTTGAAGTTTAAATTCAGGTACTGGTATTTCAGGTGCCATACTTTCTAAGTCAGCTCCAATGCCATCTGTTAATCCAGATATCTTATCTTTAATATTAACAGCACTATCAGCTATTCCGCCAACAGCATCTCCAATAAGGCTATCTATTTCGCCTTTAGCACTTTCAATGCCAGCACTTAATTTAGCTGCGCCTTCACTTATTCCACAATCTTTACTCATTATGTACCATCCGTCGGTGAAGCTGATTCGTTAGTTGAGTTGTTTAATGAGCCATCACCTGAATCTTTATGAGTGATCTCATGTGTATGTGTATCCAATGTGACAGTTTTAGATGTAATGTTTCCATCTGGACCATCAATACTTAGGACTGGAGCATCCATAGTTATTTGTGGAGCATCTATATCCATAATTCCAGTATTAGCAGCAAATGTAATTCCTGTCTGTGCTGTCGATACTGTATTTCCTTCTGACCTTAAATTTAATTGGCCATCTGCTTTAACTGTTAAATTACCACCAGCTGCAATAGTTAAATTATTTGCACCTATCAATTGATAGTTGTCTGGTAGTATTTGTGTCACCTGTGCAAGGTTAGTTCTCTTCTCTTCGCCTTTTGTAGTTTTTGTAAATGGACCTTTAATACTTTCTGTCGCAGCACCAACTACAGTCTTAATAAAGTTCTGACTTACTCTTTCATTATGACTTCCGTTTATTTGAGTTGACTTATCTGAACCTATTTCTTTTAGTTCATTACCTGTGACCTTTTTACTATAATCTTTTCTTACAGTGAGTAGATATTCTCCATCCACTTCTACTATTTTATTTCCATGTACTAATTCTTTATGGTCTCCATCTACTGTGATGGTGAAGTCTCCACCAATGTACATATGTTTATTCTTTAAATCAATCTCATAGCTATCGCCAATTACCTTTTCAATCTGATCACCGCTAGCTATTATTTCTTGGAATGTTCCTGACCTATGATACCAATGTAATCTTTCTGCACCAGGAGTATCATCTACTTCTAATGCATGACCGCTTTCTGTATACCATACATGACAGAATGGATATGTAGAATAATTGTTTTTTCCTTCCCACCATTTCTTTAAACTGCCTTGACCTTGTCTTGGATGAGGTTCTGTCCATGTGTCTCTTCTTTCAAATATTTTTTTAACAGCTCTTTCAATAACACTGCCCATTGCTGGACCTTTAGCGATATCAACATCTCCTAACTTATCTTTACCTTCTCTTTTACTAATTAACACAGCATGCTTCTCTGCATGCTTTCTTCCTCTTGCTAATCTTGATATAGAAGATTCACCAAGTGTATGTGTATCGCCATCATCTTTTGGATACACGCCACGTGGATCATTAAACCCTTGATCTTTCTTTGGTCCTAAGTCTGGCTTACCATGTAAAGAACCTAACACTAATGGATTTTGGAATTCGCCTTCGTCTAAAAAGACACCAAATACCCAAGTACCTTCTACAATACCTGTTCCTGACATTCCAATACCACTTGTTGATGGATTACTTGCTGACTGTAATACCATAGCCCATGGCAAATCTCTTGTAGGTATTTGACTTCTGTCTTCATTGTGGACAGAATAGATTCTGACCTTAACTCTACCTAATTGGTTTGGGTCATTTCTATCTTCTACTACACCTATGAATGATCTTAGATTAGTAAAACTTCCTACTCCACTTTGCATTATCTTTTACCTTTTACATATTTTAATGAGTCAAATACATTTGCTCTATAGCTTTCTTTACTACAAGCTAAAGTACATGTATATTTGTTAGCTAATATTTGATGATTAACTTCTGTTATAAAGTATTTACCACTGATTTTTTTCTCTTGATCTGCAGTTTCTTTGTTTGCTGATGACTCAATCATGTCTAAATCTATACACATGCCAACACCAAGATCTGAATTTCCAGGAACAACACAGTTCATTTTAACTTGTCCTAAGCTGTCTCCATAGAATTTTCTTCTTGTTATTGCTGGCCCAAAGTTATTATCTCTGTGTCTTCTGCCGTCAACATACTTGTTTATCCACTTAGTACTATTAATTGTATTAAGTGATTCGTCTATTATACTTTTTTTATCTAATGATATTGCTGGTTTGTCTAAATGATAAAAATCTTTAAAGTTATCTTTAACTCTAAATTCTGTTGTATCTACTTTTTGATTAAGAATATCAATCTCTTTTACTGCTGATGCATATGCACCACTCTTGATTTTAGCTACAAGGTCTTTTTGTTTTGGGAAATCTATTGATTCTATAGTGTATTGACCTTCAATATTCTTTTGATCATCAATAGGCATACCAGGACTATATTTGTATTTTATTGCTCTGTTTCTTGTAAATGCAATTAATTTTTCTAAATTTACAAAGTGGTATCCTCTTTGATTTTCATAGAATTTATAAATTGAAGATGAATACTTCCCGCTATACGCTCTTCGTTCAAACATACTCATTGCTTCAAAAGGTGTAAGTCCTGGAACAATTGTTGTGGTGTGACCTGAAGTTGTGTGCACAAATAAGTTCTTTCTAGTTTTAGTTTTCTTTTTTACTTCTTTCCAGACAGACTGTGCTGCTTTATCTATTGTGCCTACAAATGATCTATTAATGTCCATAGTAGATTGTGCTACCCATTCTTCAGACATACCAAATAACTGATACACTTTACCTTTAGAACCAGAACTATCATCTGGTGTTATGTTTACTCTATAAACTCTATATGAATTTTTACATTGTCTATTCTTTTCTGAGTGCCATCCTATTTTAAGTTCTTCTGAACCATCTAAGTCTAAATTAGCTAATTTCTCATCTGCATCTAATACAGCTACTCTACAAGATAATGATGGTTGAAAAATACTTTCTGTTATAATAACTGAATGAAAAGAATTTTCTAAATTAAGTGTTCCGTCTTTGTGGTTGATTTCTAAAAAGTCAATAACAACATTTTTAGGTTCATATACTTGTGGACCTGATTGAGCATCTGTATTCTTATCTCCTTCACCACCACCAGCTCCAGTATATGTACCTTCATCTGATCTACCACCCTCGCTTGTTGGAGGTCCACTTGTTGGTTCAGCAGCTGTTCTTCCAGTCAACGGATCCGTTGCTGGTGCTGTCGCTGTTCCTTTTCCTGGGATGAATACGGTCCCTCTACTCATAATATTATCCTATCATTATTTCGCGCAATAGGTTCTTTGCCTTATTAGCTAATCTAGCATCAATTAATTTTATTTTCCTTTTAGACTCATTAAGGTCCATTTCATAATTATATGCATACACTGGTGAATATTGGCCAGCAACTATTTTACCAAATGTAGCATTGAGATCGTATGTCTCTTTTGTAATTAATGTTCCTTTTGTCTTGTGTTTGTAATGAAGTATTTTAGCTTGTGCTGCAGCAACTGTTCCGTATTTCGAAATTAAAAAATCTGCAAATTGATTTTGTGTAAGAGGCCAGTCATAATATGGATCAACAATATCATTAGCTAAAAATATTAACCATACTAATTGAGGATCGTCATAATAAAGATATGCTATTTGATCTGGTCTTTGTCCATCTTCAACAACATAGTCATAAAAAGCAGTTGGACTATTCATTAGCTGGTCTTTAATTCCAGGACGAGCTATAATGTTTCTAGCAATCTTGCCACCATACTCTATAACTGGAAAGTCTGAAAAATATCCTTTAGTATATCTCATCTATGCTCCTGGTTCCTGATTACCACCTGCAGATGGCTCATCTTCAAAATCTTCACCAGTCCAGATTTGAGTCTCTGTAAACTTAACGCTCATTTCTGTAAACACTGGATTACCTGTTCCTGCAAAGAACGCTGGAGATCCTTCTGGTGAATAATTAAAACTTAATCCAGTAATAGCAGCTCTTTTAAATCTATGTAAGCTGTCACCGTTACCAAGATAATATAAATCTACTTCGTGCGGATAGTCCATCATGTAGTTATTTTCTTTACTCATAAATGTTGGATGTGATCTCATCTTTAAAAGTTTTATAATCTCTTTTAGCATTTTAGATTCTTCTACATCTTGTGGATACAGTTTCCATGTAAATTCAAATTCTTTTAAATTAACTTTATTAAATAATAATGCTGTGTGTGGATTAACAATTGTTCCTGTTGAAACAGCAACTGCTTTTTCTATATCGCCACTTGCTTTGGCTACCTGTTGCCTGATCCCAGCCATACCTAACTGACTTAATGATTTAGATATATCTTCAGGATTCATTGCAGCGGCTCTTTCAGCTGCTTTCTTTTGACCTTCTGCTGTACCTGCTTTTTTAAAACTATCTACAATGTCACCAAATGCACTAGCTCCTGCTGCAACTAATGTTCCTAAATCTTCTGCTCCATATTCCATTCCATATGTGTCTACTAATGCCTGAGGCATTGGTAGTACAATCGATTCTGCTATGTTAACTGATTCTGCTTGGTATGAGTATTTGTGAAAAATCATCATAAACTGATGAACACCAAGGTCTTTAGGGAAATGGTATGAACCACCAGCCTCTAATTTCTTTTTAATCTTTTCTGTAGGAGCTAAGCCACCTTGTGAGCTTTTGCTGTATTTTCCTATATATGGTCCTAATTTCATTTAATTTTTTATCCTAAATACCTTTATGGCTTATTCTGGTAAATTTGTTCCCAAGAACCCCGACAAGTATAGAGGGGATTCCTCTAATATTATTTATAGAAGTTTATGGGAATTTAAACTTATGAAGTATTTAGATGACCACACACAGATAGAAAGGTGGAGTTCTGAAGAATTTTGCATACCATATCGCAGTCCAATTGATAGAAAGATGCATAGATACTTCCCAGATTTCTGGGTTGAAAAGAATAATGGCGAGCAATTAGTGATAGAAGTTAAACCAAAACAGCACTTAGTACCGCCTAAAAAGCCAAAAAGACAGACAGTAAAGTACCTTAGAGAGATGAGAACGTTCGCAGTTAATCAAAGAAAGTTCGAAGTTGCAAAAGAATTTTGCAAAAATAAAGGTATGAAATTTCAAATAATGACTCAAGATGAGTTAGGAATCAAATAATGCCAGCATATTTTTTCGAAGATTTAGTACATTTAACAGGTGAAGAATTTGATACTAAGTTCAAGTCTATGCAACAACTGTATAAGACTGAGCAAGGTGATCCAGTTGAAAGGCTTAGAGCAATGGCAGAAGAGCATAGTAAAGATGCTCCGAGTACTATATTATCTGGTGCTGGTAAGACTAGAAGATTAATGCCAGGTAGATTTTACTTCTTTAAGTATCTACCTAAGATGAGAGATCAATTACCATACTATGATATGTTTCCAGCTGGATTGTGTATGGGAGTTAATAGAGATAAAGGTTATTTTAGTATGTTAAACTTTCATTATATGCCTCCAAAGTTTAGAGCAGAATTAATGGATGCAATATATCCGTTTACTATTTTCCCTAATGTAGAAGGAAAAGATATTGGTACTTCTATTAGAGCTAGAGTTAATGTTAAAAGATTAGATTATACGTTTATGAAAAAGAGAATGGACATGAGAAGTTTCTTGCCAATGTGGAAAAGGTATGATTTTAAAAGAGTGGTAGGACAATTTTTATATATTCCGCCAATAGGTTGGGATACAATTGTCATGCTTCCTTTAGCAATGCCTCGTAAGAGTGGCATAAATAGAATATGGATGGATTCTCAAATGGAAAGACGTATGAGAAAGAAATCTGATAGAACTAGAGCAAAATATAAAAAGAGAACAAGATAAATGGACGCAGCAAATTTGTGGTATGAATTATCCTACTTAGATGGGATTTTGTTTACTGTATGGATAGGAGTTATCTATACGTTCAAGAAAGCAATTGATAGATGGTTTGAGGAAAACAAGAATGGCTAAAAAGGTATTTAATATCGCCAAAGATGTTTTTAATCTTGCTAAAGGTAAGGCATTAGAAAAAGATAAAAAAGGTTCCTCATCTCTTGGTGCTGATTCACCAGAAGGAAAATTTAACATTGGAACGTTTCTTGGTAAGGTTCAAGAGAACAATGGTTTTTCAAGAGCCAATAGATATCTTGTAGAAATAGATCCACCTCGAGGTGGCTGGGTTAGTGACTCATCAGCTATTCAAAGTCTATCGTTCTTTTGTGATAACATTAACATACCAGGTGCTGCAGTAATTCCAGTAGACCATAGAAGAAACACTATTGGTCCATTTGATAGAAGAGCACAAGCAGTAGTTCCATCAGAGATATCAGCAAGTTTTATGTTAGATGCTAGAGGAAGAAATTTAGCTTTCTTTCAAAACTGGGTATCTAATATTGTATACATGGGCGGACCAGAAAAGGCATCAGATGTAATGGTCAACCCTCAAGGTGCTGCGTTTGGTGAAATAGCATATAGATCTGAATACATTACTACAATGAGAATTAAGACATTTGATATGGCAGCACAACATATAAATACAACTACAATGTATGAAGTCTGGCCTTCACAATTAGGTGATGTGACTTTAGGCTGGGCACAAAATGATGAAATAGCTAGAGTGACTATTAACTTTCAAGTAAGAAACTGGGTGGCTGAGAATCATCAGTTACCAGAAGGACAAGATCCTGCAGTATATGCAAACAGAGCTTTGTCCCCAATGGAACAGCTTTTAAGAATAGGTCAAACTGGAACAGCTTTGAAAGCAAGTTGGAAGAAACCAAGCAACGTTGGTGATGTTATAAACATAGTATCTAACGCACAGACATTCTTGGGATCTTTCGGTGGTAGAAAAGGATAATAATGGAGAAATATTATGGCATTACCAAAAATAACTCAGCCTGAGTTTGAAATTACCCTTCCTGTAATTGGAAAAAAAGTAAAATTTAGACCTTTCCTAGTAAAAGAGGAAAAGGTGTTGTTAGTCGGTAAGGAAGGTACCGCACAAGATCAGATGAATGCAATGTTGCAAGTTTTGCAAAACGTTGTTATAAGTCCCAAGAATTTTAATCCTGGTGACTTGACATCTACAGATGTTGAATATTTGTTTATGCACTTACGTGGTAAGTCTGTAAACAATATTGTTCAATTAAAGTATAAAGATAAAGAAGATGAACAAATCTATGACTTTGAAGTTGATATTGACGACATAGAACCTACTATTGTAAAAGATAGGAGTTATGAAGTTGAACTCAGCAATGGTCTAATGATGAAGTTAAAGGATCCAACAATGACTGCTATTAAAGCATGTGGGATGGATTTAGATACCGTACAAGAAGGTGCAGACCAACTGTCACAATCTGAAAGCGTATTTAAGTTGGTTGCACATTGTCTTGAAAGTGTCTGGGATTCAAAAGAAGTTTATGATGACTTTACTATAGACGAAGCTATTAACTTTGTACAAAGTATTGATGTTAAATCGTTTGAGGCCGTTCAAGAATTTTTTGAGACTGCACCAAAACTGACTCATACTTTAACTTATACAAATAGTTTAGGCAATAATAGAGAAATAGTATTACAAGGTGTAGCAGATTTTTTTTAATTCTGCTGAGCCATAATACATTAGCGAATTATTACGAACTTTGTTTCGCACTGGTTCAGCATCATAAATATAGTATAACAGAGATAGAAAATCTCATTCCTTACGAACGTGAGATGTATGTTGCTATGTTATCTGCTCATTTGAAAGCAGAGAAGGAAAGAGCTGAACAGAGGAAACAAGGTGTAAAAATGCCTCCTCGAAGAAATTTTAAACAGTTTAGTCGATATAGGAGATAACAATGAGCGACAGAGATAGATTCGGTGGCGATATGTCACGTAACGAAGTCGAAATGGACTTATCCAAGTTCATGGAAATGATACAAGAGAACGCTGCTCTCAAAGATGAGATCAGGGACCTTAAAGCAAATGATACAGTAAATCCATGGCAGAAGTGGGTGCACTTAGCACGTACAATTGATGCATGGAGAATCTGGCCAAGAGCTTTCTTAACAGTTTATATTGTATTAGTCTATTATGCAGCAATGTGGTTTATGGAATTACCAGAACCAAGTATGGAACAATCAGGTTTAATTAGTATCTTAGTTGGTGCTGGTGCAGCTTGGTTTGGTTTATATGTAAACAGTGCAGCAAAAGAACACGACACTAACGCAAACAGTAATAAGTAAGTAAATGGCAAAAGGGCTTCCAAATACAGATCCAAGAGAGGGCAGACCATCTAAAGATGCCCCGGAAACTGCCGCTTTAATGAATAAGATTAAAGAGGAAGAGGGAGCTCAATCAAGTGTACTTACAGAACAGCTAGCATTAATATCCTCATTCACTGAGGTAATGAGAAACTATATTCCTAAGTTAGGATTTATAGATGCCCACACGCAAGCCCTAAAATTAAAACAAGATCAAGCATTCAAAGTATTAGAAAAGATTGAAGGTCATCTTGCAAAAGATGCTGAGGAAGTTGGTGATGATGGTGATGAGGAGTCTGATGCAGATGCAGTAGATCCAGAAGAGGAAACACTTGGACCACAAGCAGAGGTAGCAGAAGAAGAATCAGAAGATACTCGTGAAGATGATGGTACGCCAGTATTAGAAAGAATAGCTGATGACGTTGCTGCTATTAGGGCAGTAATGGAAGAGAGTGGAGACGACGCTCGAGATACTGGTGGTGATGATGCTGAACCTGATGTAGGTGAAGAGGGCGCAAAAGAAGGCAAGGCTCCTAAAAAAGCAAAAGGACTTGGAGCAATTGGTAAGTTCCTTAAAAAGATAGGCAAGCTATTTAGCGTATTCAATTTAATCATAGTAGGAATAGTAGCTGTATTGCTAACAGCTAATGCAGAAATATTCACAAAATTAAAAGAACTGTTTGGTTCTATAATGAAAGCATTTACTCAAATAATTGGTGTGGTTATGCAAAAGGTTCTGCCTGTTATGACCCAAGTATTTGGAATTATAATTGATTTAATTAATCAGTTATTGCCTCCGTTAATGGATGTATTTGCTCTAATAGTTGATGTTGGAATGCAGGTAGTCAATGCATTGATTCCTCCAATCATGGCACTTGTAGATATGTTAGTGCCTGTTATTATTAGTATTGTTGATGCATTAGTACCAGTTATAATGAGTATTGTTGATGCATTAATGCCAATTATTGAAATGGTACTTGATATATTAATGCCAATTGTTCAGATTGTATTAGATGTGTTCATGTTCCTTTTCGAAACCATACTACTACCAATATTTAATATATTAACTCCGATTGTTGAGTTTGTTGGTAATCTGATTATGGGATTCTTTAATGGATTGATTGCTATGTGGAATGGACTTATTGAAGCAGTTGCATGGTTAGCAGACTTCTTTGGTAAGGGTGATGAAGTAAGAGAAATGAAAATGGATCCAATTGAAAAAGATGAATCCAAGGAACAGAAAAAGTTAATTGACTGGTCTCAAGATGATGAAACTATTGATGCACAGATACAAGCTAAAGTAGATTCAGGTGAGATGAATGAAAAGACTGCTGAGAAGTTAAGGAAGAATAAAAAGAAATTTAGAGAAGATGCAGAAAAGCGAAGACAAGAGGCAGTTGAAAAGTATGATCTTAAAGAAGAAACAATTGACACACCAGATGGTGAACCAATAAAATTAATTTCAATGGACTTGTCTGAGGCTTCCAACGGAGTGATTAAGAAGGTAATGTTTGATCCAGAGAGTATGGATGAACATGGAAATTATGATTTCTATAGCCCATCTGGTCAGATTGTTGATCTTTCAGGCCATCCACTCAGGCAGTCCTTTAACATGTTGGCTAATGCAGCTAAGAAAAGTCTAACACCAATCGAACCTACCCAAGGGGAAGCTGGTATGGACTTTGCTAAGCTGTTGGGTGTTGATGAAAGTACAGTAGGACAAGACCTTGGAGATGACTCATTAGATACAGCTGATGCTCAAGCAGAAGCAGATGCATCTGCTAAAGATAGTGGAACAACTAATAACACCCAAACTGTTATAGGTGGATCTCAAACTTCCAGTTCAAATAAAACAATTATAATGGAGGACGCATCCTCAGGCAGTCCTCAAGACGGCCGAGGATTCGTCGCGGTACCTAACTAATTAGTCTTCTGCTAATTTTTTAAAGAAATCTAAACTCTCATCATCTTCTGATGCAGCAACCTCTGGTTGTACAGCAGCAGGAGCTTCAGGGATTTCAGCAGGTGGTTCAGCTTGGAAGTTGCTTTCAGCAGTTGTGCTTGGAGCAGCTCCATCAAGACCTAACACTCTGTTAAGTTTAGTTTGAAGTTCTTCGTAGGTTTTAAAGTTAGTTGGATTAACAAACTCTTGAAGAGCATGTTGTGATTTCCAAACTTTCTCTAGTTCTTCGTCGTCATCAAACAAAGGTGCAGAAACATCTAATTCAGATTTATCATAATTTCTAAATCCTTCAACATTTCTAATCTTCAATTTGAAGTCAGCGCCTTCCCAAAGATCAAATGGGTTTACAGGTGACTCATCTTCGAACTGAGGATTCATAGCCTCGTTTAATTTGTCAAAGATTTTCTTACCATACTTGTAAAGGAATACTTTTCCTTCGTTGTCTGGGTTAGATGGATCTTTAACAACATAGATATTACTAATGAAAGAAAGTCTACGCTTTTGCTTTCTAGCTTTATCTTTGTTAGACTCAATACCTGAGTTCCATAACATTGAGTTATATTCAGATACTGGATCTTTTTGACCAAGAGTAGTCAAAGAGTCTTCAATATACCAACCACCAGGTCCTTGGAAACCATGATCCCATTTTCTTACGAATGGTACATCTTCTCCTTCAGACTCAGGTAAAAATCTAATCACAGCATAACCATTACCTGCTTTGTCGACTTCTGGTTTCCAGAAACGCTCATCAGGTCCAGGTCCGCCGGATTTAGAGTTTAGTTTATTGAGGGATGCAGTTAACTTGTCGAAGTTCTCTGCTTTGTTGCGCTTGAGTGCGCCAAACGAATCAGTCATATTTTCTCCTTATATACGTTGTATATCGTTATATTCGTTGTATTACGTTTTATTAAAATAAGAGATTATTAGTCCCTTATACTTATTTATATCAACTGAGATGAAGGGATCATACTTTGTTGCCTTTAATTTTATATCGGGCCACATGATATCATCTTTCAATTCTTTATCCCAGTATGCGAACATTTTACAGCATTTATTAATTAAAGTCAACGTTTCAATACAAATATCTCCACGCATGTATAACCTTAATAGATATGGATGCTCATTTTCAGGGACTATTATGTTCGAATTAAAGTCCTCTTTCATTTTAGATAGGTCGCTTTTGAAGGTATAACTAAGAGCTTCTTTTCTCTTTTTCCACTCTATATACACCTGATCAGACTTGTCTTCTCTTATGCTTCCTATATAAAAATCGTCAGATCCTACAAAATTAGCAACAAGATAGTCAATTGGATCCTTCTTTTTGCTTAGTTTATAGAAAAAATACTTGTCTTTTCTTTGTTCAAATGTGGTACGCCAAGCCTTAACCTTACCATTGTACTTGAAATAATCATAGTTCTTATCACTAAAATGACTCTTTAGTGCTAGGTATTTTACATATGCTTCGTACGGTTCCACTCTATTCATCTACTGGCAGTCTACTTTCTTTAACAACTAAATTTAATTCTTCTGCGTCTTCATATAAGATCGCTTTTAACTTTTGATTTCTTTGTATAAGTGATGCTAGTGTTTCGGGTTCTACCTCTTCATTTGTTTCTAAAAACTCTTGAACTGCTTCTAAGTGTGTAATTTGTCCACCTGACTCATCAACTAATTCTTGAATAGCTTTCGCAAATTGAGCTGAGCTTAAAACTTTTAGTTCTACTTGTTTCTTGCTCACACAAACTCCCATTCTGTGTTCCATAACTTCTTCCTGTATTTTCTATATGGATCATTATTTTTTACTCTCACGAAGTCTATTATTTCTTTAGCTTGCTTTTGCTTTCCTCTTTCTTGTCTAATGTAGAATGGATCTCTTCTTGGAACCTTAACGACCATTCTCTTATCGTCATCATCTGATAATAAATCATAGTCCCATTCCTTTACTCCTGGCCTACCTATCCCTGTGAAAAATTCAGCATCTCCATGCCTGACTCCTTGAAATTCTATATCGTATCCACCTGTTGACCAAAATGCTTCTTTAGTCATTATCCAAGTATTAGGATGTGTCTTATATTTTACTATTCCTTTTGGACATAATAATTCATATGCTCCCATGTGTTCTGGCATCTCCATATCTGCTTTAGGAACATAGTACATATTACGATCTAAGTTCTTAAAGAACCTTAAATGTTTATACATGCCAGGTGATTCAAAACAATCAACGTCCATTAATAACATCCAATCTGTCTTGCATTGCTTAACACCTAAGTTTCTACATGCGTGTGAATTAAATCCTACATCCTTTAATACATCTATACCTGTAAGATCAAATCTTTCTCTATGTACTTTAATTACTTCATGGAAGTATTCTCTTCCTTTCTCATGTCCGTCATTAATAACAATTAGTCTTGGTGTGAGCTTTGGATATGTTTGAGTCATTCTGTTATAGAATTGCATTTGATTAAACAAATGATTCTCCTGACCATACCAGGTCATTACAACTGTGACATCATTTAAAAATTTAGCTCTCATTGCCATCCCAATTTAGATCTGTTAATTTGGATTGTGTTTCTTTAAAATCTTTATCGCCTTTTTCTTCTTCCCATTCTCTTTGCATAATTAAATTGTGTTCTGCTTCTTTCCACAAGTCTCCATAGAACGTATCTTGATAGTCCTCGAACCACGGACCACCATCAGTATAATGAATAGCTTTAGGATGTTCTAAATGATAATACTCATCTAAGCAATTCCACTCTAATGGTATTGATCCAATCTCTTCGTCCTTTAACCATCTAAGTTGATGGAAGTCTAAACCAGGTCTATGGTTGTTTAAATATTCTGGAGTGAGTACTTTATTACTCTCATGTTCATTATTAAAAGCCATAAAGCTAGCCCAATTTTTTCTATATGCTCTATGTTGTGGAATTCCGTCCATCTTTATTTGACTGTTAGGAATGTATCCTGGATGCTTGCAAACGTAAGCAGCTTTGTCTTTATCAAATGTTGGTATTAGCATAGCAGGATCTGCTAAGAATAAAAAATCACAATCAACAAAGAATGACCACCCTTTATAATCTGAAAGATATGGAACCCAAAATCTAGTAAATGTAAAATCAGTAGACTGAGGCTCTCCCCAATCTCTATTATATTCTTCTATATCTTCACTAAAAAGTTTATTTACTTTAAGTGTAGAATATCTTAAACTATGTACGCAAACATCATACGCTCTAACTTCTCTGCTGTCGTAGCCTATGAAAATTTGGTTCTGTGAGCCAGTATTTGTACTCATCTATCATTTCCTCTCTTTTTTGTATACTCTTTTCAATATACTCTTCAATTAGTTCTGGATGGAAGTCTGACCAATAATCAAATTTCATTGCCCAAGGAAAAGCCTTCTCTGTTAGCGTTCCTTTTGAAAATATTATCATTGGCATTCCCAGCCACCTTGCTATCCACATATGAGCTCCATGATATCCTATAACACATCTTGAAGCTAGCATAGTATCTATACATTTCTTCATTGGTGTTTCATAGTGAACGAATCTTGGATCCCAACCACGTTTCTTAATTAAATCTGCAACACGAGGCCAAGCCATACCAGAAGGAGTTGCTGCCAACGGATCCTTCCATGCTTTCCCGTACTCTTGTAATGATTGTTTATGTTTAATACTTGTGACAAATGTTATTTTATTATATGTCTTATAAGCATTCTTGCCATCATTCATACCATAAATTGAAAACCTCATGTTGTGAAGTTTCATATCTTTAGCATCATAGTTATCATGTGCATATGGTAAGTCACTATCATATACATGCTCTATCTTTACGTCCCAGAACGCTGGCTTTATTATATTGTTGTTTGTAATGTCTATCCATTGTTGGATAGTTTCTGTGTCTTTCTCTTTATACTTTACTGGTTCTGAATCTTTCCAGTGAAATCTTAGTACAACATTAGTACTATTCTTCTCTGCTATGTTATATGCATAAGATATTGGAGAAATGATATCGCCGTATCCTATTTTTCCTTTCCAGTTTATAACTATAGGATTAATGGTGTCACGCACACTAATGTCCTTTGAATCCCCTAACGGATCATCTACTCTTAGTTCTGTATGTGGATTATTTGGCATTCACTTCTCTCATTATTAGGTGTTAATGTAGCCCCTCGTTATGACCCTCGCTCAATTAACCGACAAACCCCCGCTCCGTCTGTCTTTCCGCTGGGTGCAACTCTACCAGACTGAGTGCACCGATTCATATGTCTATTATACAGTGGTTGTTCACAAAAGTCAACCCCAACTGAAAGACATTGTCATCCTTTCTCCTAGGATGATAGGTGTATGGTATACCTCACTTCTTATATATAATGCATCACCTGGCGATAATGTAAATGAGGTATGTTCTTTCTCTCCAAAAGGACTTTCTATACAGTAAGCCACTTCGTTCCATATTTGTAATATTAGTACGTCCATTGTATCATTATGGCGACCATAATTATGTCCGTCCCTTATCCAATTAGCATAGATATCACATTGTTCAGTTTTATATTGCTTTTGAATATAGTCATGTATTCTTTGTATTCGCTTAGTTCCATTTTTAAAATTTGGTTGGAACCATCTATTATTATAATTAGCTTTGTCTTCTTTAATTAGTACATCTTGTTTTTTAGCGCGGAAATATTGTTCAGCTACATCCATTGCTGTGATATCAATATCTACCAGGTTTCTATAAACTTTAAATCCCGCATCATAGCCTTCTAACAAACTATCGTATACGTTTGTTCCTTGTAATTTATTGAACTGGATTGCCATACCAACTTATCAGTACTAAACGACTGCCTTTTTCAACTTGTCCTACACCATGCATTAATGATTTGTCATATACTAATGACTGACCAACTTCCATATTAATAACTTTAGGAATTATTCTATCGCCTGGTGGATGAGCGTCTCCTTTTCTATAATGTGTTGATGGTCTTTCTCTCTTTGTATAAGGTAGCATTGCTAATGCTTCACCGCCTACAAGATCCCTTGACCTGTCTATAAGTGTCACTATTGTTAGCCCAACATTACCATCATCATCTGTATGAAACTTTGTAAAACCTTCTTCTGTATAGTTTAAAAAATAATGTCTAAATGATTGTTTGTAATTGCTTGCATATTGGTCTATCTTTTTAAAGCAATCTCGTTGTATGTGTTCTTTGGACGGATGTCGTTTATCAACATCAAATAAATTATAATCTTGATGAGCCAACTCAGGTTTTAAAGACCTATAAACATCTATTAGTTGATGTCTGTCTTCTTGGGTAATTATATTCTCTAGCTTATAATACATAATAATAAAAAGGGCGCTTGTGCGCCCTTTTATTTAGGTCCACTCTAATTAAGCAGCCTGTGCAAACTCAAGTGCAGTTTCGAGAGCCTTAGCTTTCTTAACTTTATTAACACCGTACCAAGCACTGTTAAGTCTTGAGTCAGCTTCTCTACCTAACTGATGGTCAGTTAAGTATGTGACAGCATTAAATGCTTGCCAGAAACTACCTTCACCTAAATGTGCACCTGGTTGAGTGTTAGTCACTTCCATTGCAAGTTTAGCATTCTTAGAACCATACTTTTCAAAGTCTACTGTGTCAGCAGGGTTGAAAGGTAATCCTTTAACTTTAGGATTTTGGTTAGCAAAAACAGTTGAGTAATAAGTTCTCAATGTTTCAGGCGTATATCTTTTTGAAGATAAGAATGTAGCCATATCTTTATATGTCTCCATTTTGCCTTTAGCAACTCCAAGTAGCTCTTTAGCTTCTTGAACGTCGAATGCTTTTTTATGGTTTAAAGAAACTTGATAGTCTCCTTTTTGAGCCAATGAAAGAGTTAAAGTATTATTACATACAACTCTAATTGGTGTGAATCTGATATCCACTGCTCTACCATACATATGAGGGTTAGTTAATAACAAATAAGAATCAACCTTATCTGTTCCGTTAATGGTGAAATCATCTTTCACTTTTGCAAGAGCCCATACTCTCTTACCGTTCTGTAAAGAACCAGCAGTATGCATTTCCATATCGCCAGCATCACAAAACTCTCTGAAAAATTCAAACGCTTCTGCGTTTTGAACTGGAACCCAGTTCTCTTTCACCATGTCTAGTGGTTGTCCATCAGAACTTCTCACTAACATATCGTGCCCAGAATAAATCTGAGTACCATTAAATTCTGAATAAGCAGGAATTTTTTCAACATTCCAATCTAATCCAGCTTCTTTGATCATGTCATCTACACCGATTCCATCATCTACTTTTACACCTAGCCCGTGCCAAGGAAGTTCCCCTGCGTAAGCCATTGTTTCTACCATATGTGCCATCTTATATCTCCTTCTGATTATTGATTAACATATGCGTACATTATACTAAATGTTCGATTTGAAGTCAACAGTTATTTAGAAATAAATTGAAATATTTTGGACCCACTGTTCTAATCTTTCGTGAGTTAGATGTGGTTGATTGTCTTCATCAAGAGGTAAACCGTAAAACATATCAGTTCCTTCATCTATTCCTTGCGAATAATTGAAGTCATGTCCTGCAGTAGAAGTATATCCAACTATTTCTCCACCATTATGTAAAACTATCTTAGCTAATATACCAATAGCATCACAATAGTAGTCTGGATAACCTACTTGATCGCCAAGACCATATATGGCAACTTTCTTTCCTTCAAAGTCAACGCCTCCGAAATCTTTTAAGTACCAGTTCCAGTCTTGAGAGCATTCTCCATCAAACCATGTTGGACAGCCCAGGATATAGAAATCATGTGTAGTCCAATCCTCTGGAGTTATTTCGTGCACCTTGACAATATCGACATCAACATTGTGCACTGGGCTGATCATGTCGTAGAGATCCTTGGCAATTTGTTCTGTGTTGCCAGTATCGCTTCCTGTTATTATTTTAAGTTTACTCATTGATTATTACCTGCCCTACTTACAAAGAAGGAGTATAGTTGATTCCATCTTAAAAGTCAACAGTTAATTGCATTATTTTTCTATTATTATATATATTCCTAGAAATACGCATGGTTGATTTCAAATCGCAAATGTAGTATAATGGAGTTTAAATATGATTCGAGCTGTAATGATTTGTGATTACAGAAACCCAATCTCAGTTGCTTATTCTAAAATAGCATTGAAGACTTGGGAGGATGTAAGGAATGTTGAAGTGGAGCGATTCCAATGCTACACTCCCGACACTATTAATGATGCCCCTTTTAAAATTAATTGGGGTAGGTATAGTAGTGCGGGAAAGTATAAAAAGGTTCGTCACGAGATCACTCCAACAGAGAAAGCATGTCTAACATCTATGTTTCATTGGTGGAAGCATATAGCTGAAACTGGTGAACGTGTTATCATTTTAGAGCATGATGCTTATGTGCTTAATCCAAAGAAGATGACTCAACTAGTTGATGATATGGATGAGAAAGATATTTGGATACCTGGTATGGCTATGGAATGTTGTTCCATGTCTGTAAGGTTCGCACAGTATTGTATGAAGAAGTGGTTAACAGTCGGTGATAGAATAGATGCTGGACCTATGGCAGAATTGTGGACTGCATTAGAAGAATGGGATGCACATATTAGACGTTATGACTCTAAAGTAGAACATCAAATACTTTCTGAGTTAGGTTTAAAGAAAAGACAAAGAGTTCTTTGGCCCACTCTTCATAATGATTTGAAATTAGGAATGGGTAATGACTTAACTCGAGTTCTTAAAGGTAAAGTTGGATTACAAAATGCACCTATCACTCAATGTTATTTCCCTGGCCACAATACTCTAAGGCATCACGAAGAAATCGGAGACGCTCAATATCATAAAGGTACAATGCGACAATTTCATATACTGGAGAAACTCTATGACAAATAATGATAAACAAGAAAGAATTGATAGGCTAGCGAAAGCAAGAGAAGAAAGATTCAAAAAGAATCCACCGAAATATAAACACTATGATGCAAGCGTGGTAGCAAAACCAGACGACGACGAATTTAGTTTAAAGAATGTTCGTGAATGGATTAAAGAAGCTAAAGCATTAAAGCAAGCAGAGCATAGAAATCATGTGCAAGGTGTTAAAGGAGCACTTGCTAAAAAGACAACTTGGGAAAGTTATATCGGTCAAATGGAAAGCTATTTGAGAACAGGGGACTGGCAAAGTAAATTTGCTGGACCAAGAATGGAGCGTAAAGTGAAAACACAATGTATAGCAATGGCCTACTATCCAGATGGTAGACCTAAACGTGAGCTAGGTGTTTGGTATCCAGACGTAAGAGACGTATGGACACCAGAGTTAGATAATGAGGAACGAGTCTCGTGGGGCTTGAAACCTTTAACATATAGAGAAGATGGAGCAATCTTAGTTGAGGGTGGTAAGAAAAAGAAAAAGAAAACCACTAGAAAAAGAAAACCTATGACTGAAGCTCAAAAGAAAGCGTTTGTTGAAAGAATGAGAAAGGCACGTGAAGCCAAACAAAACTGATATAAATAACTGCATGGGTAAAGTTATTCAATTCCCGAAGATGAAGCGCGAGAGTGTTCCGATAAGTGAGGAGGAAAGGCTTGCCAATATAAAAAGGTATCAAGCTGAGCTTTCTCTTAGTACATCCATTGAGCTCACATACCATTTGTTCGAAGAGATCGAATCAAGAGGTATCAAGTTGAGAGAAAAAGGTTTAGATCAAGATTTATTAATGGTATGTGAATCATTAAAGTCGGCATTACTCAAAGCATGTGGTCACGATCACCCACTACAAGCGATCGTAAAAGAAGTTGTTAATAAAGATGAGAGTGAAGTGTTTACTTCAACTTGGCAGAATTTATATAAAGATTAACAGTTGACCTTATATACTGAAGAGTGTATAATGGTAAGTTTAGATATGAGAAGATATTATGATATTAGTTGATTTAAACCAGGTTATGATTTCTAACCTGATGGCTCAACTACACTCAAGTAGATCCAACGAGGTAGATGAGGACTTATTAAGACATATGGTTCTTAATGGTATTCGTTCCTACCGAAACAAATTCAAAGAAGAATATGGAGAGTTAGTTATCTGTTGTGATGATACTAACAATTGGAGAAAAGATCATTTTCCATATTACAAAGCACATAGAAAAACAAATAGAGATCAATCTGACTTAGATTGGCCAAACATTTTTAATTGTTTAAATGTTATTAGAGATGAACTAAAGGAATTCTTTCCATATAAACATATAAGAGTTAACAGAGCAGAGGCAGATGATATAATAGGAACAATCTGTCATACTGAAGGTGTCGTCATGGGTGACGGCAAAGAAAAGATTTTAATTCTAAGTGGAGATAAAGACTTTATACAGTTGCAAGTATATTCAAATGTATATCAGTATGATCCAGTTAGAAAGAAAATGGTAAAGCATAAAGATCCAGCACAATATCTTTTAGAGCATATTGCTAAAGGAGATAGAGGTGATGGAATTCCAAATGCTTTGTCAGCTGATGATACATTTGTAAGTGGCGGACGTCAAAAGCCAATGCGAGCAAATAGATTAGAAGAAATTATGAGCGCAGTTCAAAATAATAAAGAACTAAATGGCTCATATGAATGGGCAACTGGCTACAAGAGAAATCAAGTGCTAGTTGATTTAATTAACACACCTAATGAACTACAAGAACAAATATTACAACAGTTCGAAGTAGATCCAGGTGGCCGAGATGGATTGTTTAACTATTTTGTTAAAAGTAGATTAAATAATCTTATCGAAAACATAAGTGAGTTTTAAAATGGCAGTAAATGAAATTGTTAAAGGCTTAGGCGAAATTATTAAAGAAGTAAAAGAAGCTAAGTCTGTAAACGAGAAAATTAAAATTCTTCAAGCTAATGATAGTAGAGAACTTAGAGGTATCTTTGAGTTGGCATACGACAATAGATTGAAGTGGGCACTTCCAGAAGGAAAACCTCCTTACGAACCTTTAGATAAATCATTTGATAATCAACAAATGCTTTTACAAGAGATGAGAAGGATGTATATATTCTTAGAAGGAAAAGCTAATATGCCTCAGGCTAAAAGAGAGCAATCTTTTGTTCAGTTGTTAGAACAATTGGATCCTGATGATGCAGCTTTAGTAATACAAGCTAAAGACAGAAAGATTTTAGGTTGTAGCAAATCAACAGTGAAGAAAGCATTCCATGCTGACTTCTTTTTGGATGATCCAGCAAACCAAGATACCAAGTAATGCCATACTACGACTTTGAAGACACTGAAACAGGTGAAGTGTTCGAGCTTAACCTAAAAATTGCTGAGAAGGAAGACTTTTTAAAAGCTAATCCTAACCTCAAGCAAGTAATCAGTGCACCAATGATCGTAGGTGGTGTTGATGGTCTGCGTAAACCGGATGAAGGTTTCCAAGAAGTATTATCTAAGATTGGAGAACAGAATCCACAGACACCTTTCGGACGTGAAGTCAATAAATCAACTACAGCTAAAGGTGGCGCAGTTAATAAAGCTGTAGATAAATGGAAAAGATCCGCAACTTATAGGAAGCATCACCAAAAATGATCGACAAACAGTTCAATCTTATGCTCTCAGACCTTCAGAAACTTCCTAGAAGGAACGTTGACGGTAAGAGACTATATGAGACACCAGATGGATCTTTCTATCCTTCTGTGACGACTATAACCGGTCAGATGACGAAGAAAGCAATCCAGGAATGGAGAGCTAGAGTCGGAGAAGCGGAAGCAAATAGAGTCACAAAAGTAGCCTCAGCAAGAGGTACTTCTATTCATAAGTTATGTGAACATTATATTCTTGGTACAATGGATGATGTTAAATTAATGCCAAGCAATAAAGAGATGTTTGATGCAATGTCAAACCATCTTGCTGCTAAGGTAGATAATATTAGATGTGTAGAAGGTTTTTTATATTCAGACTTTTTGCGTAGTGCTGGTCAAGTTGACTGTATAGCAGAATATGATGGAAAATTATCTGTAATAGATTTTAAGACATCAAAGAAAAAGAAACCTGAAGCATGGATCCAAAACTATTTTGTCCAAGCCGCAGCTTATAGTTTTATGTTTGAGGAAAGAACTAACATTCAAATACCTCAGCTAGTAATTATGATTGGTGTGGATGGAGAAGATGAACCTCAAGTGTTTACCAAAAACACTAAAGAAAGAAATCAATACTTATTACAATTTTTAGAACTTAGGAAGCAGTACGACGAGGTTTCTGACTAGTTAATTCACCTATTCTTTTATAGGCTTCGTACTTAGCCTTTTCTAACTCTTGGATTTCTCTTTTAAGTTGTTTTACTTCCTGTGCTAGACTTGCTATTTCCCTTGCTTGTTGACTTTGTAGCGTTTCCATCTGTTCCTTTACTTAATAATGACGTTAAATATACTTCCCATTGTTTTGATCTTACTTCCCAACCATAGAAACCATCTGTATATGCTTTCTGCATATTTAATCTTTCTACCATATTAGGTTCATCACATAACCTCATTGCATCTGCTAACGTCAAAGCATGTCTGCTTGCATGGTCTTTCATGTCCTCTGTAAAATCATACTGTAAGGTCCAATTAGCGGCTGTCTCAGGCAGTGCCGCAAGACTGCTGTGCACACATATACATCTAGCGCTCATAGCCTCTATAAGAGCGATACAGGAAGTCTCAGGCCATATACTAGGTAAGGCAAAGATATGAGCTTTCTGTAATGCTTTGTGTACTTCTTCATTTGGTACATGACCGTGATAAGTCATTTTAGGATGGTCTTTTATTCTTTGAAATAAATCTTGATAAGGTTTATCTCTTTCTGCCCATCCATATATTCCAAATGAACTATAAACATCTAAGTGCCAGTTGATGTCAGGTAATTGTTCTTCAATCCAATCCATAACTGGTACTAATAAATCTAATCCTCTATGTGGTGTTGTATGATAAATTATATTAACACATTCTTTAGGATCTGGTTTCTCGTGAGCTGGTATTGGTTCTATTGCATTCTGTAATACAACCATCTTACTAGCTGGAACGCCAAGATAGTTTTCTATTTGTTGTCTCTGCCAATGCGATACACAAACAATTGCTTCAAATCTATCCCAGCCACCATCTTTAAGATGAGCCATTTCTGGATCTAAAGCTAAGTCGTGCACCCAATAGATAGGTTTCTTACCATCTTCTAATCCTCTAAACCTTGAAGGAATAATCTGGAAGTGATCTAATAAGTTTTTAGGTAGTTTATCATACAGAGCATACTTCATTAGCTCTGTACCACCCATAGCATTCTTATCTACTTCATTTGTTTGTACGTTTGGATCACCGAGTATGTTTAATTTCATTTATTTAATTCCAAATAGACTTTTAGTTGATCATATCCTCCGATCAGTTTATCATCTTTATAGATCTGAGGCATAGTTCTAGCATTAGGATTCTTTTCTAATAGTTCTTGTAAGTATCCAGGCTTATCGTTTATGTTTTTAATTTCGACATCCTCATCTTTTAAAGCAAACTTTGCTTTATCACAATAAGGACAGTTGTTTTTTGAATATATTAACCACTTGCTCATAATAACTCCATTATATATTATTTAGAAATAAAAGTCAACCGAATTGTACGCTTACTCCGCATCCACATGAAGATACTTCTTGTGGATTTATTATTTTAAAGTATTCATTGATACCATCTTTAACCCAATCGAGCGTTGCACCTTCAAGGTAAGGTGATGACATCTTATCTACTACTAATTTAAACTTTCCGTAATCTTCTACCAGATCATCTTGATTAGGACTATCAGCATATTCAATAATATACTCAAAGCCAGCACAACCACCACCAGTAACACCCAGCCGTATATTCGGTCTATTCGCTTGCGACGTTCTTTCAATTGCTTTAGATATCGCTGCATCTGATAATTCGATCACTGGTTATGTCTCCTGTGAGCCGTTTTTTCCTCCCAGTTCTCTATTGCTTTTTTAATACTATCTTCTGCTAATACTGAGCAGTGCAATTTAATTGGAGGTAGCTCTAATGCTTTTGCTATGTCCTTATCTTTAACTTGTTTTGCTTCTTCTATGGTTTTGCCTTTTAACATTTCTACAAACATTGTAGATGATGCTATTGCTGAACCACAGCCATATGTTTTAAACTTTACATCTTCTATCAATCCATCAATGTTTAGTTTAAGTTGTAGCTTCATAACATCACCACAAGCTGGTGCACCTGTCATTCCTGTTGCTACATTGGGATCTTGAGGATCAAAACGGCCTACAGAGTGAGCCTCTGGATTGTTTAATACATTTTCGAATCTTTCTACGACCTTTTTACTATATGCCATCTAACTTAGAGCCCAAATGGTTGCAACAACCACAGCTAGCACTAGTATCTGTTCGATTGTCATTAACCTATTAAGCCAATACTCCTCAATATTGGTGCATACTGTATATCAAACCAAGGTAAAAGATTAAGTACAAAGATAATAGCATTTATAACTACTAACTTAATACCTAAAATGATTAGTATGATGTAAAGTATACATTTTATTAAACCGTGTTCTTTATAAACGTCGGCAATCTTTTTCGCAATGGGCCAATCCCATTTGCCATTTTTTATAAACATAATTTTATATACTGATTGGTTCCACTTCATTCCACTTGGCGTCATTGTATTGAGGATGGAATGTATCCATTCTTGCTTCACCTAGTGGACCAAATTCTTCTACATATTGTTTGTACAAAACTGGTACTCCAATATTGTAGGTGTCTCTAACCTCTTGAATATCCTTTTCTAATAGAGATAGTGGAGGTTGAAAAAATAGTTCTCGCGAACATGCCCTTGAAAGTTGAATACATTCTTTTCTAACTTTCCATGGAAGTTTAGATTTTAACTTCCTTGCCATTTTCCAAGTACCAAAAAATGATACTAGTCTTGGCGGTTTAAATTTAGATAAGTGTGCTGTGACTTCTTGAATCATTGCTTCACCCATTGTACAAGTATCGTATCTAAACAACACATGCCATAAGTCGTGACTCAATAATAAGTGTCTTGAAAGGTTCGTTCTTATCTCTGCAGCAAAATCTCCTAAAAGATCTGTCTCTGAATGTTTAAACCTTTGATTGTATAGTTCTTCTATGCCCCATCCTTTAACTAGATGGTAGTAGTGGGCACCTACCGTGTTAGGTGCCAAACTCTTTAGGTATTCGAAATCCATCAAAGTAGGTACGACAACATTATCAATATTATCTTCGGTAAAGTCTCCTCTAGCCCAAATTATATCTCTTCCTGCTTTTGTTTTTCTGTTGGCTGATGCCATCATAGGACCAAATGGAATATTCATTTCACGGTACATATTAACTATGTGATCCAATCTGTGTTGTCCATTCATGTCAGGGTTGTCATGGTCACCAAAACCACTTGCATCTGTTTTCATTAGATACCTAGTAGTTTTGAATATCTTTGATAAATTCCACATAAATTATTTCTCCGGTTGTACTATAGTCCAAATGCCGTATATTAAACCTGCCCAAGCAGCTAATACAGCTAAACCATCAAATAATAAAAATCCACCACATATACCTACTAATGCAAGTCCATCAAGACTTGTTCTTTCAGCTATACGGCCTTTTATCCAATCTAACATAGATTTCTCCTATTTTATTATTCCCAAGGAAAAACAATCCAATCGTTTTCCTTAGAAGTATTTATATGTTCTCCAGCGTAGTCTACATTCATTTTTGAAGAACGCTTACTTAGTAAAGTAGCAAAACGTGGATTGTGTAGTGCATTCCCATAAAACTGATTATGCACTTCATGTAATGTAGCACCACTATCATTGATATCATCAACAATTAAAATTCTATCATATTTCTCCAACTGTTTCCAATTGAATTTGGTAGAAGGTGCTTTGCCATCTCTAAGTGAAATATTCAATGTATATAATTTAACATTGAACATGTGTGAAAATTGTACAGCTGGAATTAACCCGCCACGAGTTAATCCAACTATCGCCTGTGGTTCCCAATCGCCCATTTGGGACGCTATAGATGAGACTAGCTCATTATAGTCATCCCAAGTTAAAACTCTTCTTAGTTCTGGGGATTGTTCTGCAACCATTTAAGAACTGCTTCTGGAGTACTTACAACATAGCTATCATCATCAGCCATGTCCCTCTTTTCAGGTTCTGCAAATACTTCGATTACTTTACCAGACGTGCCATCAACAAGCAATGCATATCTCCAAGACCTATGACCGAAGTTAAGGTTTCTTTTAGATACAAACATTCCAAGTGATTGTGCTAAGTCTCCATTTCCATCAGGTAATGATCTTACGTTTACAATGTTCTGATTATCAAACCAGGCATTCATTGTAAATGGATCATTTACAGATGTGCAGTATATATGATCTACACCTAACTCATTGAATTTATTGAATAAACTCTCGTACCCAGGTAATTGTTTACTTGAGCAAGTTGGTGTAAATGCTCCAGGTAAGCCAAATATTAAAACTTTCTTACCTTTGATTTCAGAATTGAAATCGATTTTAACAAACTCACCTGCTTTTCTGTCTAGGTAGTTGAATAAAGGAAACCCATCTCCTTTTCGAATCATAGGTTTACTCATTATCATCACCTTCTTCTTTTGAAGGTAGTTCTCTTAAACCAATTAATTGAGCAACAATAGTTCCTAGTAAAGGATCTTGCTCTTTGTTTAACCAATTTTTAAGATAGTCTACCTCTAGTTCAGAAAACTCGCCTGCGTTTAAACCAGCTACTCTTAATTGAGCATCTAGCAAACCAGCGATAGCAAAGACTTGTTTGTCTATATTAGAAAAATCATTATCTTTTTCTGCCATTTCTTTCTCCATTAATTAATGTGTGAACCGCTATTATACTATTATATGAGTTTAAGGTCAACGCATTTGTTGTATAAAACTTTTTCTAGCTTATATGCTTCCAATTCATGTGGTTCATTACACGGATCATCTGTGTTAGGATTGGGTTGTCCTTTCCATTTCATGCCATTTGATGTTAGTTCTCTACGTAAAAATTGCTTTACATGAACCATTTCGTGACAAAATGTCTCGACAACGTCGTGAAAATTGTGAGTGTTAGCTAATCTTACAACTGCCCACCAGTAATTTGTGCCTTCGATCATTTGTTTATCTTCCATTTCTACGTATCCATGATACCTTTCATCAAGTAAACCTTTCTTTCTTGGCATCTCAACATGGACAACGCCCTTGAAATTCGATAAATTTAGCTCTTCTACGCATAAATGGAACACTTTTTCGAGTCTTTTTTCGAATTTTTTGCCAAAATCGCCACCTTTTACTCCAGTTAGAAAGAAAATCATCCCTTTACCACCTTGAAGTAGATGTCTTCCCATGATTTTGCAACAAAAAACGGATGTTCTTCGTTCATATTGTATCCATGCTCCATAACAATCGATTCAAAGTCGACTTTTTCACCTGCAAACGCATTTTCTACCTTATCTTCGACCCATAAACACCCTCTATACTTCTTGCCTAGCTTATAAAGAGCAGCATCTTTGTCTTCTCCCGTGTCTAAGTAGACATGCTCTTCAAAAATATCACCAAATATCTTTTCTAAGTTTCGGATCCTAAGTTCTTGAGCATTTTTATCTTTAGAAAGTGATGAACATATCACAAATCTATATCCGTAGTTCTTGTTTAATAATTTTAACACTTCTTGAGCGTCTCTAAGTGGTGGTAAAAATCCTATTGCAGCTGATTGGTTGAATAACCTAACCCATTTCTTACCTTCTCCTGGAGAAAGTCCAAATTGAGCAGCTGCGTTGTAGATAAATTGGTGACCTTTAATTCTTTCGAACCCTTGATGCTCCATCCAAACTTGAAAAGCGTCTTCCCAGTTTAAAAGAACACCGTCAACATCACAAACTATTATTTTCTTTACTTGTTCAACTTTTGATTTTACCATTTTTTGATTTCCTTACTAATGACTCCATTATACTATAAGTATGATTTAAAGTCAAGATCTTTTTTGACAATTTTTTGATGCTTTGTTAGTGACGTCGTGGTTGTTTATAATTACAAGCGCCATTAAGAAGTTCATTTCATTTATAACTCTAGGTGATAAATTACCATGCTTATAATCATATTGAAAAGCTGGTGTAAGGATTGCAATTTTAGTTGCAAACATTCTTCCCACTGATGGCCTGTCGCCAACAAAAGGATTTAATTCTCTAACACATTCGTATTGAAGTCCTTTGTAAGTAGTGTATATGTCTGCAAGTTGAAATGCTACGAATGTAGCTATTTGTGCTTTAGTGATTGGCTCAGTAAGTGTAAATTGTAACTGGCTCGGTTTTGCCTTTAACTGTGATGCGATCGACTTCTGTAAATGTTCCATCTGTACTTGCTTCACGAGTGAATTCTGATAGCAACAAGTCCACCCCATCATAATTTCTTGTTTGGCTTTCGAGTCTAGCGGCGAGATTGACGGCATCTCCAATGACGGAATAGTCAAATCTAACTTCTGATCCCATGTTTCCGACAATACAGTCGCCGGTGTTAACACCAATGCCAACGTTAATAGGAGGAAGATTAAGCGGTTTAAGTTCTTCATTTAATTCTTTAGTTGCCTCAATGATTTCTATAGATGTTTTAATTGCCATGTCGGCATGATTCTCACAAGGCAGTGGTGCATTCCAGAATGCCATGATACAATCGCCCATGTACTTGTCTACTGTTCCATTATTATTTAGAATGATCTTTGTTTGTAAATCTAAAAACTTGTTTACAAGTTCTACAAGACCTTCTGGGTCATTATTATTCTTATAATGCTCTGATATGGGAGTGAATCCACATATGTCCATAAACATAAAACTCATCTCTCTTCTTTCTCCACCTAACTTTAATAAACTTGGATCGTCCTGTAGCATTTTAACCATGTCGGGAGATAAATAAGTACCGAACTGCTTTTTAATTTGTTCTTTCAGCTTATAAGTAGTAAAGTACTTATTGAAAGAACTTTGCGCAAATACTATTAGTGAACCAAAGAAAGAAAAAGTTGCATCTAAAAAGACTAAATCGGTCCAGAGCCAATAACTTACTCCAGGCCCGACGCCTAAAAGAAGAACGCCAAATGTCCCCGCAAGAGCTGTGGGAAAGGTATAGACCACTACAAGCATTCCTAGACACAAGATCACCAGAAGACCAAGCTCTGCTATTGCAGACCAGTCGGGTTCAGTTATTTGAACGCCTGATAACATTGTTTGGATCAGATGGGCTTGAACTTCGTGGGGATACACTGCACCCATTGGGGTTGAAACTGGATTAGCATAGCCTTCAGCTGTGACACCAAACACTAGGATCTTATCAGTTGGTAATGGATCCAAAATACTCTGACTTTTAAATTGATTCCAAAATGCTATTGGAACATTACTATAACTATCAGTTGTGATTGGATCCAATCTACCTATCCTTACCCACTCGACTCCGTTGTCTCCTGCTTTGATTGAATAGCTTGGCTCTCCTGAATACACTCTAAGTACGTCGAGTGCAAGTTGAGGGTACTGAACCCCGTTGGCTCTGATGACCAAAGGAGCACGTCGCACGACGCCCGTGGGTACATCACCAACGCTAGCGGTAGCGCCAACACCGTAAGCAGCAGTAGACAGATCGTCAATCGGATAAAGGAGTCCTGGATATTCATTTAACCATCCTCCTGGATCTTGTCCTAATGTTGCAACACCAACAAAGTTTCCTACCCCATCAGATAATTGATTGGTCGGTGCAGATGATAGGACCACAGCTTTTTGATATAGTGCTTCTCGTAATGCTTGGTCGCCTCCAAATCTATCTTGTTCAGAATATATCATATTCAAAACATAAAGACTATTTGCAGGACCTTCGTTTATATACTTAGCAACTATATCACGTGGCCATGGATATTGTCCTTCTTGTTGTATTGCTTTTTCGTCTATGTTAACAAGCACAATATCATCTACTTGTACTTGCTCCTGTTTCTGTTGAAAGAAATCGTATTGAATGTATCGTAAAGATTTTAATGGATCTGGATTCCAAATCTTTACTGATGCCAATAAGGCTATTGTGATTAAAACTGTCCACCATTTAGTCATAATAAAACCTCGGTCACTCTACCACTTAGATACTTTGACCAAACAGCATTCTAAAAAACGCATGAGTTTTGCTTTTACCTTCATTAGTTTCCTTGCGTTACGTTTACTGTACATCCTCCAGTAGTGTAACATGTTTGTGTGAGGTTATAACTTTGATTAGTTGAACCCTGTTGAGTTAAATTTAAAGTTGTAGGTTGGTTACCTTGTATTTTAATTTGTGCGTTATGATTTGCATTATCTTTTTGTGTAATGTTTACTTCTGAGTTAGAAGTGGTACCGTAGAAATAAGCATGACTATAATGTTCGCCACTTCCTTCTTGGTGAGTGTCTACTTCTACAGAGCTAGCATGTATATCTAAGTAGTGTGTATGCTCTCCATCTTGATATACTTCAACTGTATTATTGTTGCCCCATATATGTCTACCATATGTTGCTCCATCATACTGAGCTATGTCTTCACTATTACCTGTTCCATCAACATCACCGCCCCAGCTCTTACCTGATCCCCAATATGGAACCCAAGATATAGAGTTGCCTGAACCAGATTGCATAAATTCGAATACGTTATTCTGGTGAGCAAAAGAAAAGTTAATTAAATTATCATAACCAATTTGATCTATTGTAAGGTCAACATTATCACCACCATTACCCACTTGCTCAACGTGCACGTGATTATCTCCAGCAAACACTGGCGTAGATAATAATAGTAATAACAATAACTTACGCATAGTTTTCAATGTACTCTCTTAATTGTCCTACAGTATGAAGCTCTTCTGCATCTTCGTCTGGAATGCTAATATCAAACTCACTTTCTATATCCATAATTATCTCAACTACTGATAATGAGTCTGCTCCTAAGTCCTCTACTATATTTTTTTCATCTGATATAGAATCTGCATCTACATCTAATCTTTCTGCTAATATTCTTTCTAACATTTTGTACCTCTGTTATATTTAGTTCCTTTGAGTAATGACAATTAAAATATCGTCACCACCATTTAATAATATAGTTCCTTCGTATGTTTCTGTAAAGGTATCTAATCTTACAGATGCGTCCGTTGCAAATTGTAATCTAATCGTACCATTAACATCTCTGAAGAATACAATATCTCCATCTTGTTCAAAGATATTATATTGTGAATCTTTATTAAAGCCTCCAGTAGCTCCATCTAAATTAAATGTACCTACCTGGCCAGCTTGTTTATCTTCTAACTTAGCTGTCGTTCTAACTAACTCTTCTACAACATCTAATAAGTCTGGTAAGAAGTCAACATTTAATGCATCAATATCTAACTCACTAAACTCATCTAGTGCATCATTTGATAATCCTGCATCTCCTTCTAACTCATTAAACTCTAAAAAGTCTACATCTAAAATTCCTTTATCTTGTTCTAAGTCATCTGCTACTTGTTCTTGTATTGCTTTCTTAACTTCGTTTGGAGGATTGACAATAAACATATTATCGATCATACTAATAGTTAAGTTCGCTATTGTTACTGGTGGTGTTGGTGGAGAATCGAAACTGGAAACCATTGTAGCTTGATATGCTTGGTCTAAAGTTATTGATCCACCATCATTAAAAACATCTATAACTCCTGATGGGCCTCCCCACTTGTCTGGTAATAATATAACTAATGTTCTCCCCAACTCATCAATTGTAGTTGTGAAGTCTGTTCCTCTAACTGCTATCTGTGCTGTTGGTGTTGATAGATCAATGTTCTTTTTAGGAACCATTCCTAATCTACCTGAAGTAAATCTTGCTGTTCCTTGAACGAAACGCATTGTCATTTTAGACTTACTTGGATCTGGGTCATAATATACTTTGTCAAGATATGCTTTTGTCCATTCAGTCATATCTAATTGTGCATCATCTAAAAACTTAATTAGCATCCTTCCGTCTTTTGTTTCTGCTGTGTCGTTTAATAACACCTCAGGAATAACATCACCAACTGCTATTGGTGTTTCGTCTAAGTCTCTTGTAAGGTATGCTTCACCTTTGTGTTCGGTGATAGAACCTATGGGCTCACTCGCATAGAGCGAACCCACAGTTATCGTTGCAACACTAACTGTCGTTAGTAGCGTCTTTCTGATTGATTTGAATAGTAGCATTTTCTGAATCAATGTCTAATGTTATGATACCATTACAAGTAGAAATACCTTGAGGGCATGTTCCACTCATTTGGTTGATATCAACATCAGCAGAAGAACCAACAAGTGTTAAATTAATTTCTTGTTCAGCTCCATCTTTCTGCATTGTGTTTATGTTGTTTGAACCACCTGTAATGTCCATGTTCCAAACAGCATCATCTACGTCAATGTCTACATCAAATACGTTTGAGTCACCTATGACGGTTAAATCAAGATCCAATCTTTCAGCTGATAAATTTGTCCCTTGGTCGAGATCCATAGTATTGGAATCACCAGTGATGTCTACTAGGAAGTTCGAGTTATCTGAACTACCTGAATCACCAATCATCCAGTCCCATACGTTAGAATCACCATTCCACTCTAAAGTGTAAGATGAACTATCCGCTGTAACCTCTCCATAAAGCAAATTTTCATTACCAATCTGATCGATATTGAAGGTTAAAGACGAACCAGTTATTGGCATAGCACTTGAACCACTTGAAAAGTTATTCAGTCCCATTTTGTTACCATAACCGATTTGGTCAATGTATAGAACAAGAGTGTCACCAACTTGGTCTATATTAATTTCGTTATCATCAGTGGCAGCAGCATATGTAAAGAATGGAAACATGATTAAACTTAGGCCTAATATAAATTTATTCATTTTCATTTTCCTCTTTAATTGTCCAGAAGCCACGTTCGTCGCCCTGGTATACTAATTCCAGTACTGCAGCTTCAATTGCTGTTCGTACTGCGTATGTCACTGACTCATTATTACCGACACCATCCTCATACTCAACTAATCTTGTACCCTGCTCAATAAATCTAAAAATATCACCGCTGGATCCATAACTTAGAATAGTCTTTGTACTCTGGACGTTTAATAAAACTTCTCCACTAAGAACAGAAACTGCTCTTAATGAAACTGTAACAACATCTTCTCGATATTGCTTCGTTCTGCCAATTCCGAGATAACGTGCTCCACGTCCTCCCGTTCTGACATTACTATCATAACCTATTACGCCGCCCTCAATTATTATTCCTGCGAATAACAGTGGGCCAACCCCTTTAGATTCTTCACCTAGTTTCTTAGCAGCTTCATCTCTTGCACTTCTAATGATCTGCCTTTCTCTAACTAGATGATCAATCCCTTGTCTTTCTACTACTCTAAACCAGGTACCTCCACCTGCTGTCTTTAGAGCATCTATTAACATTTCAACTCCACCTTGTGTCACTGCTGTTGAAAACAATGCAATATTTGGAGCTTCTTTTCTTTGTCCTGTCTTGTCTAAAAATTTATATACTGCAACTACCGGCTTAGTTTCTGCTGGTGGTAGTTCTAATAATTGAATGTATGATGGTAGTTTAACTACCTCTGGTTCATTAACACAGATATAGTTTCTTTTAAACGGATACTTAACAGCAGTGACTACGTCTACTACTGGATCTGGTGTGCAATCTTGTGGATTGTCTGACCACTGTGGTATTGAAGCGCAGCTACTAAGAACCGCCGTCAGAACCACCGCCGCCGTCGCTCGAACCGCCGCTATCATCTACATCTCCTCCAAAGTATCCTGTTCCTACAGGTATCTCTATTTCTGTTGTTGTACCATCTTCTGCAACAATTGTTAAACGGATATAATCTGTTCCGTCTTCACCTGTTATTACTTGCCAGGTGACTGTGGATCCTTCTAATATAAATGACCCATAACTTGCTGCTGTATCGTTAGAGAACATTGACTCGACTAATTGCTTTGCCATTTGTGCATAGATCCTGCTCTCTAAATTTCTGATGAATTTTGCCAGAGTTGTATTGTTAGCTTCTCTTTCTGCTGCTTTACGAGCTGCCTCGAGAGCCTCTTCTATCGCTTTCTTTCTTGAGAATTCCTGGTTCTCTATAGTCAAATAATGCGCCCCAGTGCCTTGTCCACTAAAGGATGGGTTTTTGAATTTGTGCACAATGTCTGCATTGACCATTGGTGCACATAGTAATAATATTAAAAGTCTTTTCATTTCTTCTTCTTTACCTCTAACGCTTTTTTCTCTTGCGTCTCTTTATACTCCAATACAGTATCAACTTTCTGTTGAAGTCTAATCAAATCATTATCTAACATTCTAATTTGATCCAGAAGTCGGATCAGCTCAGTGGAAGATTTGCCTAGCTGAGGCTTTAACTCAAGCGTTACAAACTTCCATACAAAGTATATAAAGTAGCCCATTCCGAGTGCCAGTACTACTGGAAATCCGAACTCGGATATTAGTTGTGCTACCTTGTCCATTAATCCCTTCGAGCATCAATACTTCCATCTTCAACGAAATTTTCTGTACGTGCTATTCTATCTATATCTGGTCTTAAATCTAGCGCGCTTGAAACTAGCAAGTCAATCTTGATCATGTCGTTGTTCATCATACGCACTCGACTCTCTAACCCGTTTATAATGTTGGTTAGAGCGGACACCTGCCCCTTTACAGACTCCAAAATATACTTTAAAGTCAAGAAGATAAAGAAGGCCATTATTACAGCACTTCCAATAGGGATACCAACTTCACTTAAAAATTGTGTAATACTCATGCGAGTATTTATAATTTATTTCTGATAAAGATGTATTATGATCGCGGAATTTGGAGCAGTGAGTGTCACTCTATCTGACTTCAACTCGTAAGGTCTTCCAGGACCTATTTCAAAGTCTTTATTCATTTTTGTGACTGCTGAAGAAACGAAGATGATGTCTTTTGTTCCTCTTTTAGGAATCTCTAACTCTTCGCCTGTGAATTTAATGTATCCACACTGTCCCCAGTTTTTATATAATTGATCGTATGTTGTTAAATTATGTGGCCAGAATGTGCAACAAAAAATGTTAGATGGATTTGATCTTCCCCAGTTAGTTGCCTTATCGTCTGCGTTCCATCTATTACGTAACGGCATACTAGGAATGATGCCTGGCATTGGATTCTTGAAGAAGCTATTTTTATCTAAAATACCTAAACTCTTTATTCTTTCTTTTACACCATCACCGCCCAAAGACCAGTCTTGAGTCCATGTCACGGTATAATCTGTGTCATCAAATTCTAATAACTCGCTGTATTTCTTATCTTTATATGCTTCTGGGATCCCAGCCTTTCCGTCTATTTTGTTTATTGTAAACAATCTTTGAAGAGCGCCGTGTGTTAAACCTGTAGAGTCATTTCCAAACTCACTAGACATGTGCATTTGAGCTGGAGTAGAGTTTAAGAAATTTCTAAACTCTTGAGCTTTAGCTGGACCATACGCTACTTTGCATTCTCTTAATCCACCTGCTTGTAATATGCATCTCCATGGCTGCTTAACCCAGCCTGAATCTGTTCTTGATATCTTTGTGCCAGGTATTGGTTCCATTGGAGCAGTCCATTGCACATGTGGTCCTGCAACTTCCAAAGAGTGAATTAATACTCCATATTGTGCTGCGTGATCGCTGTTTCTAATACCCATTAGAAGCTCACCGTTTCTACTTCTGCATCCAATTCTGATTGAGCGTGTTCATAATCTGCTCTCGCGCCATCTATACATGACCCGTTTTCTCCTTTGGCAAATGACATTTCAAAGGCATCAGAATGAATCTCACTAAGTGGTTTTGTTCCGTCCTCAGTTGCAGCTATTCCCTCAATCATTCTCATTATATCGTTTTGTTTAGATGGGACTGTTTTGCCTGGAGGTATATAGACAGGAATAAGTAATTTAGGTCCAACTCTGCTTTTTTGTATAGATGCAACAAAGCATGTTGAATTAATTGTGGCATAAGGTGCCGCTGTTTGAATGTAGTTTCTAGTCGCCATAGAAGTATTTATACAAACAAATCTATGGTCCAAAAGGCTAACATCATAAAACCAAATACACAAACCTGTATTATTGACGCATAGAAAATCTGTCTCATTGGATGGATGTTTTCTATATCATCTAGTTTCACGCAAGTCCCATTGATACAACTGTTAATACGAACAGAGATATTAGACAAGCTAGTTCAAGCCCTTCTTGTATTTCTCTGTTCGTATAGCGTTTCATTTACCCTCTGATTCTAGTCTTTGGGCATCTGCTTAACAGATATGTAGAACCTTTTCTCAGCTCCTTTTGAGATAAGACACCGTCACCACTTTTATCAGCATGCTTAAAGAGACCTGCTCTTAATTTGCATCCTTTGTCAAGTAGTTCTTGGTGAGTGACTGAACCGTCACTGTTAATGTCGTATTTTTTCATTCTCCAATCGTCGGCAAATACGTTTCCAACGAACATGCAGCAAACTGCTATTGCGAATAGTTTTTTCATAGTTATCCCCCTCAACTATTAGTTAAGACCTTCAAGATATATTATTAGCCATGGGAGCAGGATCGGTCCGAATAGGTATAGCCCGAATTTTAGTACTTCTTCAACGCTCTTTCCGAAATCGCTTAAGGATTGATTATCTCTAAATTTGTCAATTCTACTTCCTACGAACTTCACTGCCCGAAGCGCAGTAGTGGTCATAGTTTCCTTAAATTTATTAAATTAAATTATAATTTTAAATGATCTTCTTAGATCATTCGTACTTATATATTATACCTTGAATCTTGACGAAAGTCAACTTGTTTTTGTCCATCTATACCAGTCAGGTTTCTGGTCAATTCGCTCTTGAATTCTTTGACGAACTATCAATTGTTCTTCTGGTGAAGGTGTCCAATCATTATATAAAATGTCTGGCCATTGTTCTCTTTTAAACTTGCGTTCCGGATCTGGATTCATACCTCTTGCTTTCATTTCAGCAATAAGTTCTTTGTATCTTTTATGGAGGTATTTGCCTTTATTGTAAAAGAATTTTACGTGTCCAGTGTTTAATGTGTATTTTTCTGGTAGCGAACTGAGTGTTTTAGCAGCATTTTTAGATTTGAGAGTTCTTACTAATGCACTACCAACCATGAATAGTTCTCTATACTCAGCAACCAAATGTTGGTCTGCTAACTCTGATGTTGGTATTATATTAATTCTTGTCATCTTGATTCAGGTCCTTTGTACCATAACACTAATGAATCTCTGTGTCCGCTTTCTAACTTTGTTACTCTGTGACTTAGCCAAGAAGGAAATACTATAAAGTCTCCTTTCTTCTTAGAGCACGTATAACTTCTACCAGACACTTCTTCTGTTCTTACTTGCAATTCACATCCTTGATACTCTGTAGGATCAGTAAGTTGTAATGATGCAGAGAGCTTTCTAACTTGTTGATAAAACGTAGCTGCTTGCACTTTATGATCTGGATGCCAACTAAAGTAATCACCTACATTATCATATATTCCTAATTGAAAGTCAACCATATCTTGAGTTAATACTATACCTGTGTCACTAGCAACGAACTCCATTGCCATTAATGCTTTTTCTACATTAGGAATATCTTTTGAAAACTTTACTGAACCTTTTCTGTATGAATGGTCTTGACGGTCGGTGTGGGAAGTGTTTCCTTTGTTGTTTGTAAAATTATAATCAACAACTGTTGCTTGTTTAGATTGTATTGAATCAAAGTGCTGTATTATCTCATCACACTCTTGTTCTGTAAGAAGGTTTTTAAAAATATAAATGCAATTATCTAATACTTCAGGTGGTGACGTCATACAATTGAGCCCAGTTTTTACCAACTAAATTATACTTTCCATACTCGTGTACTAAGTCTTCTCCTGTTAGCACATCACCGAAAGTTCTAATTACTTTGCCGTTTTGAGATCTCTCTATACGGCCATCATTATATATTGTGTCTGTGACATGACCTTCTTCTAGGTCCTTAATGCTCTCTTTAGTTTCATACCATAAAGAAGTTAATTGATGTACGTGTATTTGTTTAATACCTTTAGCCCACTCTTCTGCATCTAGTTTAAGTGCTTGGTATTCTACCTTGTCTCTATGTTGTCCCATGTTTTATACTATTATCTAATGCCCAGCGAATTTCTTGCTGAAGTATTTTCTTACAAAACTCACCAAAGGTCAATCCATCACCTTGGCGAACATAAAGTTCTTGTAATGCATCTTGATCTTCTATAGTTAGTGGTACGTCTATGTTTATGTTTATCATTTGAATGAAGGTCCTTTAAAATCTAATTGCACTCTTCTAAAGCCACCTGATACTACTAGCTGGTGACCGTGAGCTCCTATACTAGGAAATATTATTAATGTTCCTAGTTCATTAATCCATTGTGGTTGACAGGTTTCATCATCACCTACTGCCTTGCCATAGTTATCTCTTCTTGCTGGATCTTTCCAATCTCTAAAAATTAATTCTCCGCCTTGAATGTCATCTCTACCACTACAGTTAACAATAGCAGTCCACTTAGCACAAGTCTGTCCTAAATTTCTTGCATGTATTGAATGTACTGGCTTAGGGTTATCTTTAATGTCAGCTTCGAATCCTTCGAGCGAATGGAATGTATAATCATTCCAATCTATATTAAAGTTTAGAGTTTCTTCATTCCAATAACCAACTTCGTTAGCAATGTAGTCTACCATCTCTCTATTCTTTTGCCATAGATCATGTATCTCTTGTTGGGTCTCAAAGAAGTTTTGTATTGCTAGAAAGTATCCGTAGCTTTTTCTTTGTGTTCCTCTTGAACTTTCTAGTGATTGGTTTAAATTCTCATCCTTGTTGACGTCATTTAATATATCAGATCGTCCTGATAGATGAGGCTTATCTTCTTCAAATATTTTTACCATACTATCTCCAATGCGATTGTTGTCTTCTTCTTTGTTCTGCTGCTAATTCTTTACGAGCGTTGTTCTCGCGAGTGCGTTTTATCTCTTGATTCTTTTTGTGTTTCTTTTGATTAGGTTTAACGTAGAATTCTTTTTCACGTACGCGCTTAACAATGCCAGCGCGTTCGCATTGGTTGCGAAAGCGCCTTAACATTTTATCAAACGGTTCTTGTTTGTATTTTGGTGTCACTCTTGGCATAATGTAATGTATATTATACTTTATTTACTAACTAAAGTCAACTTCCAGAGACTCCGTTCTCTATATTTGCCTGTAGTAGTAGTTCGTCAAATGCATTCTGTGCAATGTCTTTTCTTGTCTTGTTCATTTCAACACCGACAAAGTCTCTTCCCATTATAGCACATGCTGCTCCCATTGATCCCATTCCGCAGAAAGGATCTAACACTTTATCACCTTTCTTTGTATGAATAGCAAGTTGGAACATAGAAAACATAACGTGTTTATGATTACCACCTGCTAATTGTCTACAACCTCTGTGAGTATTGTTCTCAAACATTTCTTTAATCTGTGTAGTAAGACCAAGCTCCATTATTTGTGTTATTCTTTTTGTAATGTGATACCAGTCTTTTGGATCTGTACTAAACTGTACAATATATCCATCAGTGAAGTGAGCACCTGAACCTAATTGACTTACAACTTTAACTCCGTCAAGTCTTTCTACCTCTTCATAAGAGATACCGTGCTTACCTAACCACTTCTGTCTTTCTTTAGCTGCATGCTCACCTTTATGATATGGTGATCTGAAAGCTGACATTTCAACATCATTCATTGATGCTGGCATTGGAAAGTCATCAAATGCGTTAGCGTGTGCTGTACTTCCTGGCCATCCAGCTCTATTTAAAGTCACTGATGAACCTTTCTTTCTAAATGTTTGTACGAAAGTCCAGTCGTCTCTCCTTCCCCAAAAATGTTTGTTAGATTCTGTTAGCCTAATATAAGGTCTAAACATTGCGTATGTACTGTCAGGTATTAATTCCCAACCGTCATCTCCTTGAGTGCTAACCCATTCGTTTAATTTTTCTTGAGCAATACCAGTACACGAAATAGTTAATGTTCCGTCTGCATTGTCAATCATCTTTTCAGCTGCGACACACGTTGCTGATACTAAGTCTCTAATAGTACCATGACCTTGTGGTCCATGTAGTCCAAGCCATCTTCCTTCGAACGAAGGTACGTCTGCTATGATATGATCAACTTTAAATCCTTCGCTGATCATCTTGGTATGGTGATTTAACCAATCACCCTGGTATAATAATCCAGCCATTTTGTCTCCTAAAATAAATCTCTTTTAAGTTAATGTAGTGAACAATGTTCTTAATAAGAACAAAAGTCCAAAGCTATTTAGTATAATTAATGCTCTGTCTTTCCATAACACTGATACTATAAGCCAACCTGTAATACCTACAATAGAAAGATATAGGTCATATAATTGATAACCTTCTACACCTCTCATAGACATGGCCGCTAATACGAACACACTTGATACCCATTTAATGTACCAGTCTGCTGTATACTTGGGAGTAGCAGATTTGAATATCCGCTTACTGTTCTCTATTTCTTCTGGATGAAATTCTTGGTTACGGGGTGTCATATAATCCCATTACAAAATTCTCTGCAGCATTCTCTGCATACAGTTCACTGTGTCCCTTTATATTTCTTATACCTTGAAAAACGTTATCCACAAAACAATGGATATCAAAAGAATCTTCATTAACATAGACTTGAGCCCATCTTTGCTTTCCTTTGTATTCATACCTATATTCGTGTATAGGTTTACTTGTCGCATTACTCATCTAAACTAATTTCAATAATCTTTGTATGTTGTTTTCCTTTAACTCTTGTTCCTTTATCGTATAGGTGGTCGAACATATCAGCTGCACCTTTTCTTACGCCATGACTTCTACCAACAAACCATCCGTGTAAGAAAGCTACAGGTAATAATACTATGTACCAATCTAAGTAGATCCAATCTAACATATTATCTATTTATCCTTTTCTGTAACACTTCAATTTCTTTTGATTGTCTTTCGTTAGGTTCTTTAACCTTTAGCAATCTATCTAGTGCACCTGCTCTTCTTTTGGCAACACCTTTCTTCCATCTAGCTCTTGTCATAGCTGCTCCAATAATTTACATTGTTCATATACTTGGTCAAGTGTAAGTCTCCCCATAACATCATCACCCCAATCAAGCAACGCCTGGCCAATAAAATGTCTACCTATATCCATAGGAGCAATCTCCCATAGCCCGCTAGGTCCTCCAATTGTAAAAGGTCCTTTAATAACACTCATCTGATAACCATTACTAAAAGGTCCTATCATATGTTGAACTTTCATACCATACTTATCATTGTCAACACTCTTCTCATCTTTCCAATCGCTATCTGGAAACAATACATCAGGGCCAGCCAACATCTGCTCTTTCAATGTTAAATCCTCGCCTAGCATATTTACTCTTCTCATAGGTATATCAAATAGATTACTTCGTCTCACAATTTGCCTTAACTAACACATTAATAGGTTTACCATTATTGACAACCTGGTTAGCAATAGGGCGCGCTATACACTGAGTCTTAATATCAATGCTTTGCCCCATAAATAATAAACTGAACGGAGCACCATCAAACCCATCTAGCTCCGCCACGCACGACACCATGTCCGGCTGTCTAATACCAAACTCAATAGGTTCGTCAATAGTCGAAACCGTAATAGTTAACATTAAGAATACTGACTCTACCATCCTGATGTCCAATGCGCGTATTCTTCGTCGCAATCAAAAGCCCCGCAAATGCACTGCCCCTCTTGTAGCACTTCATCTTCACTAGGTCTAAAGTCATCTATATGATGCACTACACCACTATCGTCGATAAACGTGTCTTTAATATCTGGCTTACTCATTCAATCCTCGCGTCTATATTATCTACAGTAGATCCGATACTTGTTATCTCACTTTCTAAACTAGATACTTGAGAGTAAATACTAGATACTTCACTGTCTATAGTACTTAGCATACTTTCAGTGCTTGTGCATTCAATTCTAATATCATCAATACTAGATTCTAACGTATCAAGTTTATTGTCAAGCGTATCAACCTTATCGATCAACTTGTCAATCATATTTGCTAAATGTTCTATTTCACTCATAACTAAACTCCTTAATTAATATGCATCCATTATACAACAACGACGATTTAAAGTCAACAGTTTTCACACCAAAAAATTTTTCAGAAAAAATTTCAAAACACGCCGCATATGATCCGTGCTATATTCCAAAGAAGGTATATGGTATGCGGTATCAAATTTACCTACCTGCCAGGGCCGCATATAAAGCGAGAGAGCAACTAGTGCTCTCTCTTAGTAGTGATCCAAGAATTGGATCAGGAGTAATCTTATAACAGATTATATAATATCTTAGATTCAAATTTCTCTACAGTCATATTACTATCATATGAATCTGAATCTTCAATTAATTTCCAATGTAAATCTACATACTTATTATACAGCTTCTTATATCCCTGCATTTTAGGATTCCAGTCACTAGCATATTGTAATAAAGGCCACATTGTTAGATTCTTGCTAGTATCATCTAGCAATATATCCATGACTTTAATATTATCATAATTATGAGAGCCATATCCATCAGCCTCATATACCCCTAATATATCCTGCACTATATAGTCCCTGATACATATAAGGTCATTCCAGCAGTCTATATCTCCCTCACTAGATTTGCCCTGTCTAGATATCACTTCATCTATGTAGTCTATAAAAGGCTGGACATCATCATCAACTTTGTGATTTGCTTGTTTATCAAAAACATATTTTCCATCTACTTCTTTTTTATAAAGTTCATATAGAGCCTGTCTACTAGACTCTATATATGCCTTACATTCTACTGCTGTAAATGAACCAACTCTATCTAACACTTTTCTAAAAGTTAATTTTTCTTGTGGTTCAAAAAATCTTCCATAAAAACTCATATATATGCCCCCCTTATATAATCCTTTTATCTACACAAAAATCAACTGCCTTTTCAAACAGTTCACCTAATTCACCTTTATAAGACAAACCTTCTTGAAGACCTGCTTCAATAAATTCTAATAAAGGATTTTCTTCATTATATCTTAAAACAATAACTTTGTTTCCAAGATTTTTAGTTTCTTTAGTTTCATATTTTTTCATTCTTTACTCCTTACTAAATATACAACTATTATCCAATATTGTTGATTTAAAGTCAACAGATATGCCCTAAGACATATCTATCAACTTGTCCTCAATATTTTCAATTAATCCAGACATTAATTTTTGTCTATCTGCTATACCATCAATCTGTCTTGATATTGAATCATTATTACCAGCATTTAATTTTGCTGATTGTTCAATCACAACTAATTGATTATTATGATTTGCATAAAGATCCTCAAGTCTATTATCTATAGATTTGATCTGTCCTTCTAACCTAGACAGTCTAAGATCATTAGCTTCAAGTCTATCTAAAAATCCTTGTTGGATCCTATTAGATTTTTCTAAGATTCTTTCAATCATGTCAACTAAATTTTCCATTATGAATCCCTCCTATCAACTACAACCATAAACAATTCAAAATCATATACACTATGACTAAGACCAGCACTGTGACTATAATCACCAACATTACTGTTGTCAATTATATCATTAAATTCAGACTCAGATATTAATTCAGCACTAGCTGGAATTCCCATCTGTTCCTTTTCTATCATTAAATATTCCATAATACTCCTTACTTAATTGATAGTACTATTATCTGAACTATATGATTTGAGGTCAACAATTTGACAAAAAAAACCCTGCCAATTGGCAGGGTCGTAAGGAGTTCATTTTTAGTGGTTTAGATCAAACCAGCTTTCCGCATTCCTTCAGTTACGACTTTTGTTCTTTCGTATCTTCCTAAATGAGGATAATCAATCTTGACTTGTTGTCCACATAATCTCGGATCCGACATAAATTTTACATAAGCCGCTACTTCATTAACAGCTGTATCAAAATCATATCTTTCTAGTGATGCTTTTCTGTCAGCACATTTTCTATCGTACTCAAGAATTTCTACCCAACTTGCTCCAGTCATCTCACCTTCATCACAACCGAATATTCCCCAACCATCACATTCGTTTCCTTCTACATACTCTTCAGCATCATCACACCAGATCTCATATTCACCATCTTGATATCCGGTACCGGCACAATTAGGACAGACTCCATCTTCAATCATTTCGTCTTCCCATCTGACACCTGTTAAGGCATCAGATAGTTCTTTATTAGCTTCCGCTCGTTCTTGTTTTGAATACATATCCATTATTTAAAGAATACCTCATCAATAGCTATTATAAAGAATATTGTAAACACTACAACACTCACAAACAAAATTCCAAATAAATAATTTTCCATACTACTCCTAATAATTAAATATTCCATACAATCCATTATCAATCTCATTTTCAATCAGACTAGTAATATCATGTATAATAAAATCCTCTAAACCCATATCAGGTTCTAAAGAATCTCTTTTCAATCTAAATTCTTCCAAATCAGATTCGTTAATTTTTATTACTTTCCATTTACTACCAGTCCCGCCATCTTTAACAAAACCAGTATCAATTTGTATTTTTATATTCACTAGATTTACTCCTTACTTTTTTTAATCTATAATATCTATTATACTGATTCTTGATTTGAAGTCAACAGATTTATTTAAAAAAAATTGTATAGCGGGATCCTATTCTTCTATACCAAAATCTCTTTTAACATCTTCAATATCTTCATTTACTAATAAATAAAAACCCCACACAATCATTCCAACATAAAATATAATTTCCATTACTTTAACCTCACTATAATATAACTATCACTTTCATACATATCAAAATATACAAAATCTTTTTTCCAATCTTTATAACAATCTAAATTATCACTAATATCTTCTAAACTATCATAACTTTCATCAACATCATAAATCAAATTATCAATATACTCATATACTTCATAATCAAATTTAAAAAAATCAAATCCACTAAATTCTAATCTATCTCCCCAACCAAAAACAACAAACTTATCATCTTCACTACAACAAAATTTATCATTCTCTAAACTTAAATTTTCACCAATACTTTCTTTCAAAATATCATATATCTCAAATATATTTCTACCTTCTAAAATATCAACTCTATCTTTAATTTCTTTAACTAAATTTTCCTTACTTAACATCTTCACTCCTTACAAATCTAAAAATACCTAAACTATCTTTAATCATTTCATAACCATTATCTTTCAAAACACTAAAATTTTCTTTAACTAAAAATAATCTATTTCCTTTTTTAACAATATTAATATTATTATCATAATCACTATTAATCATTCCATTAATATTAATAATATATCTATCACTAAAACTATAAAAATCCCAATACATACTTCTCATATCACCAACATTACTAATATTATAATACAAATCTTTTAAATATAAATTACTTCTAAAAATCTTTTTCAAATCACTAAAACTAATTTCATCTCCATTCTTTTCTAATAAACAATTAATAATATATAACCCATTTCTATAAAAAATCTTTCTATTATTTTTTACAACCATTTTTTCACTTTCACTATATCTTTCTAATCTTTCCATTATAAATTACTCCTTACTTTTTAACAATTTATACTACACATTATATACAAAACTTTATTTCAAATCAACTATTATTTTTTCTAATTTCATCTAATCTAAAAACATAATTCTCAATTAAATCAACTAAACTATCATTCTTAAAAATATATAAACTCATATCTTCATCAACACTCATTACATATATTCCATTTCTTTCTTCTAATACATCTTCTAATTTAACTTCATCAATATTAAACCAATCTTTAACAAATTCAACATCAACATACTTTTCAAATATATCTTCTAAACTATCAAATTTCTCAACATCACTATATTCTAAAACACTATCATAAACTCTAACACTACTACTAAATTTAATAACATTAAAAAAATTACATTCTCTATAAACATTACTCATTTAAAAACTCCTTACTAATTTAAAATATACAACTATTATACTATAAAACTTATTTAAAATCAATACCCTAATTAAATTATTTTTATAAAATTTATTATTAATATTAATTAAAAACATACCCCAAATATATCATAAACTTTATTTCAAATCAACACTTTTTTTAATTTATTTTAATTATTTTTATATTGTAAAGTGTTGTAAATAGTGGAGTTTTTTATTTCGATATAATTAAAAGTTGATTTTAAATATTGATGTGTATATAATATGTAATATGTTAAATTGATAAGTGAGGAAATTTTGAATAATGTTTTGAATATGATATTGAAAGTATTGGTAATAATAATTTTGATTGATATAATAATTTGGTGATTGTAAATGATTGATTTTAGGTATGTTTGGATTTTGTTAGGGTTGTTGGTGTTTAGTGTGGTTTTATGGGAGAATGTGAGATTTGATGAGAATGATGAGATGTACTGGGATGCACCAGGACCAGAATTTTTTGATCAGCACCAGGACCCCACTATAGAGCCCCAGGACCAGGAACCTGCAGAATATGCGGCGTTCAACCAATCCCACGACCCTCACCACAACCATGACCACAAACACCCCAGACCCTCACACGTAGACTTTTCAGTGCCAGGACCCCACCCTGGACCCTGCTGCCCTCACCAAAGGTACGGACCCCCGACCCGAATAAGGTACTACCCTCAAGTATAAAAAGTATCATACCCTGGTACTGACCCTCCCCGGACCCACGGACGGACCCGCGCATAAAATGCGGCCTGGACCCTATCGGATATTAATATGTAGTTTTGAGTATGATACTTTTGGGGGACCCTTTTATATTTTATATAAAAAGCTTGTGGTGGACATCCAAGTGGACATCCTTGTGGACATCCTAATAGAGTACGCTAGGGACATCCTCATGGACATCCCTAGCGTGGTGAGGGACTATTGAAGTAAGGAGTTCAGATAGGTCCCTCTGTGTGGACATCCTCATGGACATCCTGGTTGTGATAACCTTACGAAGCAGCTAGCGCTTGATAACCTGCTGCAACGACTGCTCTTTTAGGAGTACCAACTCTGTAGAAAGTTTTAGTTCTTCCTGCAGTATCAGTTCTCTTATTAGCATAAACAGCTATGCCAGTTTTCGTTCTCATTTCTGAGATACGTGCTTGGATAGATCCTACAGTAGTACCGTAGAAGTTAGCCATCTGAGCAGCTGTCCTCTCGTTTCCTTCAACTGCTAATGAGTTGAATACTTTATCAAAAATAGACATATACGTCTCCTATTTCATATTATATTAAGACGAGATCCACGTGCGGTTATCTTATTACTCAT